CAGGTTCCCAGCCACACGATCAACAGCGGTGTAGCTGATTCTGCAAGCAGAACCCCTGCTGTAGCCGCGGTTTGTCATCTCCCTGCAGAACTGGTCAAGCTGAGCCTGGAAAGACATCAGCACTGCGTTAGTGAAGGACTGGCCCTGGTAAGGACGTCCAATCTCACGGATACCCTGCATGTGGAAGTTGACACAACGAATGGTGGAAAGACGAGTATAATCGGAAGAAGGATGCGCGGCGGTCTTGCAAACACCGAAGGTTCTACGGCCAGGAGTTCCTTCCTGGGGCTTCACAAAGACGATACGAGCATCAGCAAGCTCGGCCTGAATAGCTACCGGGATTAGGATGTTTCTAAAGTCCACAGTCTCAGGAAGCATACCATTCTCGCCGATGGCCTCCACGTTGGGAGCAAGGGAGAAAACCTTCGCCATGAAGTAACGCGAAGCAGGAGCCTTGTAACCGGTGCCGCCATTCCAACCACTGACGGTCGTACCCCAAGAGCAGTTAACAAAGATGTGCTTGCCAATATCAACTGGCTTCCTACGGGCATCGAGAGCTTCGTCAGCATCAGAGATACCATAAACGTACTTGCCGGCGTTAGGAAGACTTAGGCCCTTGGTAAGGATGAGGCCGCCATAAGCTAGACCATCGTTCGAACCAGGATCCGTCAGCAAGTGGTTACGGTAACCACGACCGGAGATAGCCTTACCGGAGATCAGCTTGTGACCCAGGACACCAGTGCCGTTGTCGCTTAGAGCGTCAACGAACTTCTCTACACCAGAGATGGTGTACTCGGGAGCACTGCCAAGGTACCTGCGGATAGCCGAAGCGCTGTAGTTGGTGGGCTCCTTGAAGTCGATGATGCCAAGGCAATCCTGCCAACGAACAGACGCTAGGTAGGCAGCAGAAGCAAGCTGGTGAGCAAAGTTAACCTCGCGCAGCTGGACATCGGTAGCAGCATCGAACTTGTCGGACACCACTTCGGGAACAGCATCGCCAGTCAGATCCTCATGCGTGAGGACATGGCCACCAGCTCCACCAGTCAGGTGAGTGCGGCTGAGCGCAGTCACGACAGTCGTACCGCTACCAGAAACAGAAGACTCTAGAAGGGTGTCTGCCGCGACACCATTAGCTAGCGTGAATGCAGCTAGAGCATCATTGATTGCGGCCACTACATCAGTAGCAGTCGAAGTACCAACCACACACTCTACGTAGACAAGAAGACCAAAATCAGTCTCGCTAACAGTAACGTCGATCGCAGCACCGTTCACTACTTGAAGCTCACAAGCGTTGCCGCCGATACCGTCCTTAAGGGCAGAAACAACAACTGCACCATGAGTGATAGAAGCATTATCAGGCTCAGCCAAAGTCGTAAAGTAATCGTTGGTGTCTGTAAAGTAAGTGTAGCACTCACCCTGATACACGTACTGCCATACATACCCAAGCTTGTCATTAGCTTCGCCAGCAACGGGCAAACCCTTCCAGAACGCGCCGTAGTCCAACTCGGTGTCAGCGACGTTAGCGTCATCGATATGTACACCAACGGGGATTAGACCAGCAGCGTCACGATAGGAAAGATTTAGGTAGGCAGTATTGAGCGCGGCATACTTCTCTACAAGAGAAGCAGAAGAGCCGTCATCACCAGCTACACCAGCAAGGACAGTGACACCATCAGCAAATGGATCCCCATCAGTAATCATATCTGCGACATTCACAGCAGTAGAGGGGGAATCAAAATCGTTAGCAGTAAGAGCCACGGAGAACTCTTCCAGGCCAACTACATCGAAACCACTATTGTCGGTAGTTAGTAGCTCGGAGCTATCGAACACCCACTCTTCCTCGACAGTGTCGTAAATAGCGAGGCGGTTCAAACCACCCGAGTTCTCTACGAACAGAGCGTAGCGAGAAAGAATGTCACCATCACGAAGAGAAGGAGTGATCGAGATCACTTCATCGCCGTTAGTGATAGTAATGAGACCAGCACGCCCGCCAGTACGCATGAGAGCAATGTTGTCTGCTCCACCGGCAACCAATTCATAGGCCGCCTGCATGAGCGTAGAGGTAACACCGAACTTGTTCTCAGCAAGAGACAAGTTGCTTACCTGGTAGATAGAGCCGGTCGGTCCCTCGGAAGCCGGTCCAAGAACCAGAATGCGGCTCTGAGTAGCAGTACGGGTAGCACCAAAGCTTTCCGTGTAAGCTGCCACAACTCCGCCGAGTGAATCAAAAGTTGACATATTAAGACTCCTTATTCGTTAACATTATTGTAGATTCCGCCAGTAGCGAAGATGTTCTTAATCTCAGGTTCGATATCAATCTGAACTTCTGTCAAACGAACAAAGAACCTCAAGCATCGTTCATATACTGGCTGCCCTGCTGTAGTACGATAATTATCTGCACTTCTATACTCAAAGTAGAAACGCTCTACACCCGCTACCTTGAAGACCCAAGCGTAGTTGACGAACAACCGCTCAAGCCATAAGGCTCTCTCACTTGCCACACTGGCAATTCTAGAATAGCAAGTGAATTCCACTACATGGTCAATGGGACGGGTTTTAATTGAAAGAACTTTGTTCGGGAACTGTGGTGATCTGACTTCTCTGTGGAACATGCTTTCTCTTTGAGGTCTGCCTGTTCCGTTAGAGTCCATTTTCCCTGGTTCGCGTCTTACTAGCTTATGTGTGATCACTTCACCATCGAAATGAGCGAAGTCAGTATCTACGTAATCGCCAACCATCTTTACGTATTTACTTGAGTCGTTTGAGCTTAGGCTTTGTCCGAACTCAATCAACTCTTCTGCTACTTCAAAGAACTTCTCTAGACTACATACCCCCTGTGGAGCGTAGTCTTTAGGATCAAATCCTTTTGGGCCGTTAAGGAAGACAGCGTTCTCGAGAGAGTTGACGCTCTTCCCTCCATCTACCAATGTTCCAATTACTACATCTCCTGCTAGGAGTGCAGCTTTTAGATTGGTTAGGGTTTTGGCTACTTCACTCATTTGGGTTTGTATTCCTTATTGCATCTTCGGCTCTACAGTAGACAGCGTAGTATTCTAGTCTGCCATTGTCTGAGCGCATCTCAGCAATCGTTTGAGGCTTATGTACCTCTTTTCTAATGAAAGAATTCTTGGTGGATGATAACTGAACTTTTCCTTCTTCATCAAGACGAACCTCTACAATTTTGTCCCCATACTTGATTCCAACATCATATCTGAGGAAGAAGAGCTTGTAGTTTCCTTTGATGTTACCAGATGGCATCCGGACATATGTGTCAGACTTCCCACCCTCGGATGAAGTGTACATTGCGTAGCCAATGTGCCATTCTTCATCCCAAAGAAATCCTTCTCCCTGACAATATACACAATCTCTTTTCCCTTGTCTGTGCGGATCGTTAACTGAGCACGTACAAAATACAGGTTCTCCGTTTTCTTGTCGGCGCATCCTACGAAGAATCATTGGATGCCCGTGACGAATCTTTTCTCCAATACCAAGAATGAGTTTATCAAACTCTTCTCTTAGATCGATTTCTCCAGTGAATGTTTTGGGATCGATTGTTTTAGCGCCAGCCTTCTTAGGTAGGAGCGAAGGATGCTTCATCTCCTTCTCCTAGGGGCAAACGGATACTCGTAAAGCCCATTATAGTTTAGGCGCTCTCTCATTCGTTCTCGTCCGTACTGATCGTAGGATGTGCCTCTCCCATTGACTGTTGGTAGCCCGTAGGGATCAAATGCTGGGTTCTCCCACAACCGTCCAATCGCAATCCTGTCTGGAGATTCTTCGCCGGGCTTTGCTGTAACAGGCCCCAACCCTTCACCAGGTACGATATTGCCACCTGCGTTAACCACTCTCCACCACTCGCGCCTCTGGCTTCTGAGCCATTCCAAAGTATCCTTATCGACAGCAGCAGTATTAAGCCCCCGCTTATCAATAACCAAATCCCCCAAAGCTTTCTTCCCAAGGCCGACAGTTTCAAGAGCATTGAGTAGGCCTCCTCCTGGCATTACAGCCAAGCGCAGGGCTGTATCGTAGATACAGAATTTGGTTCTTGCCATTGAGAAATGGGCGTCTTTATAAGCATTACCTTTGCTGATGAAGTCACATTCTTTAGATGACCAGTGAAGCATTAGAGCGATTGTGTCGTCGGGAAAAGATTCAATCCATCGCCCAAGCTCCAACCTAACTAGGTTAGGAGAACAATAGAGCGGGGAGTAGTTCGTAGTGAAGTACAGCTGCACGTCTTCTTGTAGTACGTGCTCTGTAACAAGAGCCGTGATCTCTTTAGCCAGTTCAACAACGATCATCGTATTGTTGCCAATGTTTTGATTGTCAGCGTCTAGCCCAGCATTCACTTTGAACTGCAAAAGCTCGAATGTATGTACTGAGTCAACCGTACACACCCAAACATCAAACCAAGTACCTTCAGCTGTTCCAGAGGGTACTTCATATTCAAGTTTATAGTAGCCGGTAGAGATACGAGTGGCAGCGAATGAAGAAGCCGCGCCCGAATAATCTTCCTCGCTAACGGCCAACTCAACTTCTTCATACAGAGCTTCTGGATCATACAAGTAAACATCTGGAAGACCATCAGGATCTTTCAGAGCCCCAGCATCATCCGTAAAAACAGCATAAAGAGTAATGGTGTCTCCAGCAGAACCTCCGGTTTGTCTATTGTAGAACATCACACCTCCTTAGAATTTGAGGATGAGCATATTACCATCCACTTCATATTCGTACCTTAACTGTTTAGGTTCGTATGTATTTTGGTAGTGCCCGTCTACGTGAGCCTTCCAGAGCTTCACTGTTTCTTCAGTGATTGTTTCTGGATCGATGTCTTCAGAGAAGTAAATCTTGATAATCCTTAGCCCGTTACGCACGTTGTAAGACGTATGCTCGGGATCCATTTCTAATACCTCCAGGTAGGTTGCCTCTGTCTCTAGGATCGTTTCTGGGACCGTAGAAGCGGGCACAGAGGGTTCCGTGGGTGCGGTGGTCCAACTCCCATCGTTAGTTGTGAAGCCGATAGAGAAGGAACCGGCCATTCTCTCCTTCTCATGGACGAAGAAAGTATACTCGTCATCTTCTACAAAGGAGGAGCCGCCAAACCTAACTTGGATCCCATCTACTAAATTCCTATATCTACGGGCAGTCATATTACCTGTACGAGCAGTACCAACTCCCCTAGACTCATACCACCACTTGTAAGTAGCTGTGCCTGGGTTACCATCTGTAGTCATCTTGATATGTAGAGTATCACTCCCTGTACCACTCCAAGTACCAGCTACATGGACTCTGCCATCTGTAGAGGCATTACTTGGATTTGGAACCACATCGTAAAGTGTGCGCGCCGACACACCAACTAGCCCAGTAGACTCAGTATCCCCATTAATATACAGGGTATAAACCATCTCCGGAGCCAAGGCACCACCTTCAGGTACGATACTGACCAACGAACCAAGCCGAGCAATATCTTCCCCAGCTCTATCAACTACAGAAGTATCTACAGGAGTGCGAGTCGCATCTTCAGTATCGTACATCTGGAATGTAAACTTCAGTGGCACAGTGCCACTGAATCCAGGAGACTTCATAAAGTACTTGCCATCGCCCAACACAGGAGCCGTTAGAGTAGATATGGCGGCGCCAACTACTCGATCGCGCACCTTACCAACCAAGATAACTGAAGATTTAAGACGCTCGGGATCTACCAAGTTAGAGAACGCAAGAACGATAGCTTCTCCTACCGGCACGTTGCTGTCTCCGTCTGATGGAAAATTGTAAAGTAGTTCAGGTACAGCCATTAGATCTTACCCCTCAAGTCAATACGAAGAACCTCGGTCTCTTCATCAATGACTTCTGAAATGCTAATTCCTTTAGCAATAGCCTTCTCTTGACGTTCAATCTGTTTCCCTTTTTCCACCAAGCGCATAATATAAGCAACCATCTCTTGATCGATTTTATCTTTGTCTTTGGCGTCAGAACTCATTGATATCTCCTGCAAATAGAAAAAGGGGGACGAATCCCCCTTAGTCTACAGTCTAGTTAGACTATCGTCTAGCTTAGACTACAGGAGTGGTGCTGGAGATCTCGCTAACCGAGACAGCCTCAGTGTGCACCGCACCATCCCAGTAGTTACGTACCGTGACAGCGTTCTTGATGACACCAACACCCAGACCCTCAACAGCCAGAGCAAAGCCGTAGCGCTCGCGCAGGCGGACGTTGATGATGTCGCGCTCGTAGTCGAACCACTCAGCCTTGGTCTCGCCCTCGTCCTCTAGCAGGAAGCCAACGTTGCCGCTGGAGACCAGGTAGATGTCAGAGAGACCAGTGGTGGAGTCGTAAGGAACCTCGGGGCAAGGAACAATCCTCAAGCCCTTGGGACCATAACCGGGGAGCACGGGAGCAGAGTTAGCCGCCCAAGCGATCGAGTTGAAGTCGCCACTCGGATCAGCGCCGCTCGCAGCACCAATAGGAGTAACAAGACGACCACGAGCAGGACCCATAGCGCCCCAACCCCAGGGATCAAGAGGACCCGGGTTACCAGTCTTCTGACCGAAGTAAGAGCCACCAGTCCCGTTCAGGAACAGGTTGCGCATGACGGGATCATGCTCCCACATCATGTAGGTCATGGGGTGAACAAGAGCTACGTCATAGATATAGCCCTGCTCAGCGGAGTGACCGAGAGCCTTGAAGAGGTCGTCCATGACACAAGCGCCGTTCGCGGCCATATCCAACCCACGACCGCTTAGGACACCAAACAGCGAGGAGGTAGGATCAGCGTTGTCGAACAGAGGAACACCCAGGCTACGAAGGAACGCAATAGCCTTACGCTCCTTGTGGCGCTTGAGGGCCTGGCTCATCATGCGCAGGTTGATACCCATCAGGTCCCAAGTAGAGTAGCGAAGAGCTTCCTCGGTGAAGGAGGCCTCAATACCGGACTTGCCGATAACGGCAGTCTGCATACCGCCACCCAGAGTGAACATCGCCTTGGGGTAGGTACCGCGCTCACCGACATCCGCAGCGTGGAATGCACCACCCAGCGCACCAGCGAGAACCTGAGTCGTCATGCCCTTAGCAGCGACGCGGTTGAACATACCAGCAACCATCATCATCGGCTCTACGGGCTCACGCATCATGATCTCAATAGAAGAAGAGAGCAGAGGACGAATGTTAGAGCTGGAAACGGTGTCACGAAGGGTAGTGACTAGAGAGCCCCAATCAAGAGGAGTCTCCTCACCAGCCACGCGACCAGAGTTAGTAAAAGCATCGTATAGCTTCTTCGCATCTTCCTGGCTGTCCTCGTTAAAGGGCATGTCGCCAGCGTTGTCTCGAAGCTTAAGGTTGAAAGCCATGGTTAATCTCCTAAACTTTATTGATATTGATTAGAGGAAACGCAGGGTCAGGATGGCGTGGCGATCAGCAACGGTCGACTCAGCCTTCATGATACCATCGGAGAAGCCCTTGGTAGCGGTTCCTGGCATACGGGCGGTGGCGGGAATGGACTGGGTGCGGGGCTCAGTAGCACTCTTCACCTTGTCCATCAACGCGTAGGGCTCGTACTCAGCAAAGTTCAGGAAGCCGAAGTTCGCAACACCACTGAAGATATCGCTAGCAGAACCGGACTTAACGAAGTTGCCCTTCTTGTCGATACCGATACGTGCGCCGGGCTGGGCGACACCCTCGAAGTAAACGTAACGCTGGGAACTAGCAGCAGTACCCAAGGCGTAAACGTAGAAGCTCACGTTGAACACAGTGCTGTCGGCCACAAGAGTGTCCCAGACATCGGAGTGAATGAAGAGCACGCCCTGCTCAAAGTCGATGTAGTAGTCGCCCTCAGAGCGGATAGCTGCAGGAGAGGTCTTTGCCTTCACAAGCACAGAGGCGTCATCACAAGAGAACGTGGTCCGCTCCGTAACGTGAGCCACTTCACCTTGAGATAGCTTCAGACCAACAACGGGTTTGGAAGCAGTGACGCCCATAAGGGAGTAACGGGTTAGCGAGGCGAGAGCCGTAGCATTCCAGACCTCGCCAGCAGCCATTACAACACCGGCAGCGGCAGCAGAGCTGGTGACGGTGGTAGCGCCAGAGTCAGCATCGAACTCATCAGTGACAAGCGAGGCACCAATCCGGTGAGGAAGGTCGAGCATCATCTCAGTGATGAACTGAACGTTGGACTGCTTCAGGTAGTTGGTGAAAGCCTGATCGCCGTTTTCAGCCTTGCCGCCATACTTGAAGTAATCATAGGGGGCCAGACCGACAGGCAAAGACACGAAAGCAGCGAAGACAGCCTTGCAAGTAGCGAGGTTGCTAACTGCAGCCAAGCTAGAGGGGACCAAACCACGCTCTCTCAGAGCCTTCGCAACCACTTCGGCGGTGTAGCTTACTGCCGCAGCAACAGGAAGACCGGTAACTAGATCCTGTACCTTCCAGGTCACGTCAGTGGCCGTGTAGGTAAGGCAAGTCTCGCTCGTGGCAGCAACAGTGCTGACGAAGTAGTAGAACGAGGAAGGAATCAGGTCACCCTGGCTGTCAAAGGAAACAGGCTTGCCCTTGGAGATAACAAAGGCGTCCGAACCCGCATCACGATTGGTGTCAACCCACACAACGGGCAGCCACTTGGCAGGAATGTAAGTACCCTGGGGCAGGATAACGTTCTCATTCCGGAAGTTCTCAGGGGTGATATCTCCAAAGAAGTCATCCCTACGTAGAAAGTCACTCATTTTGTTTACTCCTTAAATCTTAGATGTAAAGACTGGGGTCAAAGTTTGTCGGCACATATCCAGCAGCCTTGATGCTTAGAAGGTAAGAGCCTGCAGCTCGACCTCCTTTAGTCTTCAAGATATTCTGGTACTTCCCAACATAGTATTCAAAGCGCGAATCCTTGAGGGTCGTTTTACCAGCATCGCTTGTGTTCAAGCCAGGGGTACCGCTCTCACTAGGATTTTCAACAGTTTCTTGTTCTTTAACATTCTCGGTAGAAGTGTCTTTTGCGTCAAGTCCTTCCGCATCAGAAACCGAGTTTTTTTCCTCTTTTGTATCTTCCACTTCTTTCTTGGAGTCAGAAAGCAAACGCGCATAATCTTGCTTGATTGCTTCTAGCTGATCCTTCAAAGACTGGATCTCTGCCTTAAGGGCCTCATCCGATACAACCTTGGTAAAATACTCTTCGGCCTTGGCTAGAGAATCACTCAGAGCCTCACGTTCAACCTTACAGTCAAACAGATCAAGCATCTCCTTGACTCCCTCAAGGTCTTCTACACAATAGACCATGAGCTCTTCAGAGTCTGCTACCAAAGCAAAGCCCGTAGAAGTAGCATCCTTGGTGGTCTTGAATCTCTTTTGATACGCCGTGTCAAGCTTGCTAAACGAAGGCTTGGCAGCCTCCTGCGCAGTCTCAACGGGCTTAGCCATACGGGCAGCTACTTTCTCTACAATAGAGTTGAGCGCCTCTTCGCTAATGTCCATGATTTCATCTCCTGGTAGTTCGTTATAGGTAGCTTCGTAAGAAATATCTTCCAAGTCAAAGAAATTCACTTCTTCGACTTCTCCGTTCTCACTATCTTCAAATGAAATGTTGAAAACAACAGAGGTGTCATTCCCAGGAGTATTTACTGTGGAGACTTCTTTTCCATAAAGATTCCCGCAGATCATTACAGGGATGTTACCTTTCTTGTCCTTCATACCATGTTTGTGTTGGCATTTCTGTCCCTGCATTCTGTCAGCGCCACACTCTCCACAAGCGTATGAGTCTGTATCTGAAGATTGCGAGAAGGTCAGGTAACGCTCATCTAGAATCTTTTCTGCAGCATTACGGTCCTTGATGTCTAGAGTGGCCACAAGGTCACCTAGCCCCGGCCAACTCCTGTCATTGAGAAGCCGATAACGGTTCATAATCTGCTGTACTTCTTTAGGAGTACCGTTGTTCACTACATGAACAAACTCTTTATACTCTTTGTCTGTAGTGAAGAACTTCTTTGCCGCTGGGTTCGCCTTCCATTCCACCGATCGGATTCTGCCAATAGGCTCCGAGTTCTCATTGTGGTTGATTAGGATTGGCTTTTTGTAGGGTTTAGTCCAAGAATCGATACCGCCAATATGGCCGCTAGGACGATAAATGCGCTTGTTAATCATCTTGGCTGAAGTAGATAGGACGATATCTACCGACAAACCCTTCTTACTTCCGCGGGCTTCATCAAATAGGAAATCTAGGATTTCCCCGGTATCCTTATCTGCTAGCTCAGGGAACCGAGCAGATACAACATCAATAAGGTTACTCTTCATCTTGAATCCTCCAAAGCATGCTATCTGCGATTGCTTGCAAGTCGTCATAAGTGTCTTTCATTAACTGGTACCTATTCCAAACCATATCTTTCCAAGCTTGGAATTCTGGCTTTTGAGTTAAATCATCACTTACGATTATACGTTGTTCGCTTGGGAATTCTACATCTCGTGTTGTTTTAGCTGCGGCTCTAGATCCATACTGGTTAGCAGGGCGAGTCTTATTGGCGTTAGTCTTGCTTTTCTTTGTGGCCGGTCTTCCTGACTTCGCTTTGGCGGCAGCAGTCTTAGCTTTGGCTGCTGTCTGAGCTGCCTGCTTCTGGATCTTTAGCTCTTCTTCACCACGCTTCTCTTCTTTCTTAACGGCCTGAGGGGTTAGATTAGACGCAGGAGCATTGGCCAAAGCCTCTCCAGCAGCAAAGGGAATCGTCGCGCTCTTAAGTAGAGCAGCTGGTTCACCAAACAGAGCATGATGCGTACGCTTCAAATCCTCTTCAGAGAATGGCCTATCGCCAAGAGCAATCTTAGCTTCTTCGACTGTCATAAGATTGGCTACCCATTTCTGGATAATCTGGTTTTCATCAGCTCGACGTTCTTCCTTATCAATGACGCCAAACTTGATGCTGACTTTCTCTTCTTCTTCGAAGATGTCATATCCACCTTCAAGTAGGATTTCGTCGATCACGTAAGCGTTGAATTGGATAGCGTACTCGATAGCAAGCGCCTCGATATCTAGCAGCATGCCCTTAGAAAGAGTAGAGGCCGTAGACCTATTAGCAGAGTCTCCTTCTCCCATATCAAGTGCAGACGTACCTAGAGAGGCAAATGCGCGGCTTTTAAAATGATCGATATAGTAGTCAATCCGCAGAGACCTGCCTTCACTACCAATAGCCTGGATCTTGTGCCTATGGTCTGTAACCAACACACCTCCTGGAGGCATGTGCTTTACCTTATGGGCCACCTTAGAAGTCTCTTTAATACCATCAGGAGAGACACGCTCAGGCATCTCGTCAGTACCAACAGTATAGTGGAATACAGGGAAGAGGTTTGTTTCAATCAAATCCTGGATGTTTTCTTCGACACGACGCAAGATTTGGATATCATCAATAGCTGGAATTAGCTCAGGCGTACCTAGAAAGAAGCCGGGACTCCTATTCGTACAGAAATGCACAATGTCTTTAGCTGGAAAGATCTTTTCGTTGCCCGTAGGCATAAGCTGCTTTACTTCGATCAGCTCACCATTTGGTTTGGCTCTGAACCTCAGAGTCTCAATTGGCAGAACATGATAACCAGCTACCGGTTGCATCTCTGCGCCACTAGGTAACTTTCTTGGTTTTGCTGAGCTTTTGTTCTCACTACGAGTTTTGACTACAATACAGTTGTTGTATCGCGCCAAGTCAAATAAATGAGAATAAACCATCATTGAAGTAGGGATGTTAGTGGCTCCAGCAATCTCACGCAGACGCATCTTAACGTAGTCTGCCTTTTCTGAATCCTTGGAGCTAATGGTAAAGCCGGCCACCATTAGCCTGTTTACCTTTTTGCGAATAGACCTAGAGAAATAGCCATCAGAATGTTGGGCTACTTGAATCTCTCTAAAGTCATACTCTGCACTGAAGAACTGTTCCTTTGCATACTTCTCTGTATATGAGAAAGGCTTAGGCTTAACACTACCGAGGACCTGAAAAGATTCCGCGTCAGAGAGATAGCCATCGTCTTCTCTACGGGCAGCAAAGTTTCTAATTGCTAGGGCTACAGAAGGTTTCATGTTCTATTCTCCGTTAGTTCGGAAATCCATTTGCTAAGCATAACAGACTCTTGTGGATCTCGACTACTAATGCATGCCGATAGGGGAAGTGTATGGCCGCTTACGGTCACTGTGCCTTCCTTGGCGCTGGAAGTCGGATCAACAAAACGCTTTAGAGCGTCTTCAAGCTTATCTGGGTGCTCTTCTACGAACTGACACCAATCCGTAACGTCTTTGTTCTCTTTAATCAAGTTGATAATCATAATTACCAATCTGATGATGCTGAGGATCAAAAGCATAAAGCCGTACGCTTCTAGCTGCACACTCAGCCCACCAGCCACCAATCCTTTGATGCTTGTTAGTGAAAGCAGAATCTCATTGAAGAAGTTACTTACGTTATCTTTCGCCTCAGCGATCGCCGATACAAACTTATTGAAGAACAAATCGTCCGTAGCTGGTTTCTCAATTGCTTCTTTCATAGTTCTAGCAGTAGTGAACTCCGCTCCAGACACAAATTGAGCCCATGGATTGATGTTCTTCACTCCATCTGGGAGCCCAGTCATTTTCTTCCCGTCGATTAGCTGATCAGATCTTACAAACTTCTTCTTTACGGGGTCCCAATATAGGCCCGTAAAGACAAGAGAAGCCTCGGCGTTAGGAATGATTTCGCCACCCTTAATCTCTTTTAGGCGGTCTAAGAATTCTTCCTTAGCGGCCTTCATGGTAGCGTAAGTATCCTTGGCTTGGTATTCCACTGTAGCCAAGGTCATAAAGATTCCTTCCAAGCAGTCAAGGGGGTTTAGCACGACACCCGCGATTTGCTGGATCAAACTAGAAAGTGCATCCACAATAAAGTTGATAATTGGTCCTAATAGCACTGTCCAATCTAACTTTGCCGACAGAGCAAACGTCAGATACTTTGTGAATAGCATCTTAAGGGCCATTAGCAAAGCAATCCAATCAGCAGGGCACACTAGACTAAACCAGTTCATCCAACGACAAAAGTTACGTAGGAAGTTAACTGGGTTAGTTAGATCTTCGAGTTTCTCCAAAATATTGTTGATATCGTTTAGTAGACTAAAGATCGGACCCAACAGATCTACTAATGGAATCTGCCAGTTGAATGTAATTCGCGTATTACAGTTCCAACATTCGGCCATATAGGCTTCGAACTTAGCTGCGTCTGCTGGTGACATGCCAAGTAGTTTACCGTAATCCGTTTCGAGGCTGAGAGAGCCACCACCAATCTCTAATGAGGGGGTTGGGAGGCCGCCATTGTCGCTAAGAACTAGGCCTTCGTTCTCTCCAGGTACGTAATCGATTGTTAGTCCAGCTTCCGTCGTAACGTCTTGTGAGCCCGTAGGAGAGGGAACGCTACTCTTGGAGCTGTATCCAGGAGGCGTGCCAATCTTCTTCATACGATTGAGAGACTCGTCTGCTCCCTGCAGAATAGTTTTAAAGCCCTCAATAGGGCCTTGCATAGACATGATGATGCCTTCCCTTGTTTCTGACTCAAGGGCCGCTGTCTCAAACGCATCAATCAACAACACAATGTTGTTGTATGTCTCTTGATCATATAGGTCTGCAGTAATCATTAGTCGTCGTCCATTTTGATTAGGTCTTCGCGGATCATCTTTCCGCCCTGCCCACGTTCTACAAGGTCAGCGTACGTGTGAGCCAGAGCTCTAGCTTCTCCATCATAACGAAAATCTGTAATTGGTGCAGAGACGCCCAATTCCTGAGCAAAACTTCTTAGGATTGCTTCCAAATCAGCTCGAGTAACAAAATCCCTCCCAATCTTAGGGAACAGGATCTTGTAACCTTCTTCTCTGTACTTGTTAGCAGAAAAACCATCCTCGTTACGGGCAGCCTTACTTAGAAAGCTCATGTATTCCCCCAATCGCCTTTCACATACTCTTCAGTACTCTCTTTATCTAGCTTAGCTTTTAATGCTTTTAGCTCTTTGTACATCTGATACGTGATAGCGTCTTTGGCTTCACCATATAGTTGTCTTGTCGCTGTCCTGAGGTTTCTGCGTTTAGAGATATTTAGTTTGTAGCCGATCTTGTTTTGTTCAGATAGCTGTAGGTCTAGGCCGTTAGAGAAAGAAGTGAGGCGCTCCATAGTCTGCCTTACTTGCATTTTGGCGTCGTCGATTAGCTTTGCTTGTTCGATTGATTCTTCTAAGGACAACGCTTTAATTGGCCCCGCCTTTTCAGTCGAAGCTTCCTCCAAACGCTTATTGAGCTTTGCGGCGACATCTTCTCCGCTCGCCTTGCTTCCCCTAACGGCCTCATTCAAACTACCAAAATCAGGCTGTAAATCAGGAGGATTGAACCCTTTGAAGATCTTTTCAAACGACATCAGCTACCTACTACTTTCTCTTGTGCGGAAAGAGTAAGTACATAGTTATTCCGATACTGAGCTGGAGTGCGACCAGGCACAAAAACCCTAAGCCAAACTGAAAGCAAAGTAGTAGTGTCTCCAGCATCTGTATCTCCTAAGGACCCAAGAACAACTGGCGCCATATTGGTTGCGGCGTCCCATTCTTTTTCAGTAGGTCTACGTGAACCAGGAATCAACTTAAACGACCAACCACTAGTCCCATACTCTCCAGTGACATCATAAGATCCTGAAGATGTAAGTTGAACTTGAATCTGCTGGTAGTAGTGGTTCGCGCTATCATTCCTAACAAAGAATTGAACTTCAGAAGCATCTCCATAGTATCCATTATGGGCAGTCCACAAAGGATTGCTACTAGAGAGCTCATCAAAATTGGTATCGAAGAATTTAAGACTCATTATCCACCAAACCTATTGCCTCTAGTAGAGTTGAGGCCCTGAGCACGGTTTCTGTTTGTACCAAACATACCACCACCAAGCATAGCACCAGTAGCAAAGAGAGCAGCTCTAGCTTCGGCGCTTTCAATGCCACGAGCTGTTTGCACAGCCTTACCTGCAAACTCAGTACCAAAGTCGAAGTTCTTGCTTACAGCTTGTCCCCATTCAGCGACGCCACTAATCATTCCTCTACTAGCAACTCCGGATACCACAGCACCACCAGCGGCACCAAAAGTAGCTCCTTTAGCAAAGGTCCATACTCCACGGTTCTCTTCAGTAGAGCCAATCCAAGCGGTACCACCACCAACAAGAGCCCCACCAACTACAGCGTTAGCGGAACCAAAGCCCATAGCGGGAGTATAAGTATCTGGTACTGGATCTGACGGCCTTATCGGCATTGGAGCAGGCTTTTTTGTAGAGTATTTGCCTTTTGAACGCACCAAGTCGAAATTGCTAACTGTTCCGCTTGCCACTCTTCCTAGATAAGAGGTTTTTTGAGGTTTTGGCGCTCTCTTCCTTTTGTAATCTGTTTTAAACTCTCCAGGTGCATCCAGATAAGAATCGTCATAAGACTCTGGAGTCTCTTTAGGAGGAGTTTTACTGAGTGGGGCCGGACGATTTGCAGCTGGCTTTTTTTGAGCGTAGTTGCCTCTGAGGAGACTAACGTTTCTGTTTGCAACTTCTCCGCTTGCCACTCTTCCTAGATAAGAGGTTTTTTGAGGTTTTGGCGCTCTTTTTCTTTTGTAGTCTGTCCTAAATTCTCCAGGTGCATCTAAGTAAGAGTCGTCATACGAACCTGGCGTAGGACGATTAAGACGGCTCATTTCACTAGAATCCAAATATTTTGGTGTATCATAGCCAAGTTGTTTCATTGTTGGCGAGAACGGCGCATCTAAGTAGGAGTCATCGTATGGTTTTAGAACTTCTTGTGGTTCCATATCATAACGCATTCTCGTAGAAGGCACAAAATCTGGAGCAGGCCTAGGGACTGGCACCGCATTTGGTCCGCCAAGTTTTGGTGCGGCAGCATCGAACAGACCTGCCAATCCTGTCCATTTACCTTTCATTATCTCCTCCCTAGAGGCTTACCGCCCCTGCGTGGTACAGCGTAAATATCGTTATCATCATTAAATGAATCACTATCTGGATCGTAACCTTTTGGTAAATTCTTATAGTACTCAGCTACTGTTTTTGGTGCGTTGTTTCTACGAGAAATACCTTGTTTCTTACTACCTTCATAGTCCAATTCATTCAACAGTGTACCATTGCCACCATAGATATTCAGGCCCGTAATAGAGACGCCTGCCTTTGCTACATCTCTAATGAATTCTGCAGTACCGCTTAGGTCAGATTCGTTTTCCTTTCCTCTTTTCTCCAGTGTCTTGTCATCCACTACAGAGACGTTGCCATCTCCATACATGTTTGGTGAGTACTCCGATAGCTCAATGAACAACCCTCCAAGGGCCAACATCCAAGCATCTAGTCTATGGTCTCCGACCGTAGCGTTTTCGGGCCCGTAGATAGGACGATTGGTTTGTGGGTTACGCCTTACGATGATGTAGTTTCCAAGTTCGTTTTTTAGTTGCTCATCATCTTTAGGGAATACAAACTTTTCATCTTCAAAGATACGCATTGCGTTTTCTACAAGGAAGTCTTTCGCGGTCTTTTGGATTTCGCGGCCGTCTACTGGCGACCTCAGAGTTACCTTCGAAGAGAAGTTGAACGACTTGATGATGTCTACGATTCGAGCTGCGGACTTTTCTCTTTCTGTTTTCTTTTCTTTTTCTCTCATAGCGAGAGAGTAAACTTGCAAGTCCTCAATAATTGTGTGGCCGTACCCGTCGTCTGCATAGATATAGTCCAGGTTCCACTTATGAGTGAGGCGAATTACTTCTTCTTTCCACTTAATAGAAGAGAATTCTGACTGGGAGATGTTGATTGCTTCGAGTCCAATCCACCTATGCCCGTCTGCATCATAGCCAGCCACATAGAACTCAGTACCCGCATTCTTGTTCCAGTCAATGCCCATACACTTGATGAGCTTCTCGGGTCGCGCCACCCCTAATTTAGTACGCAAAGTATGATTACTAATGGTTTCATAATACGTGTACTCTCTAAGGGCACTCATAATCCAAGAAGGACGGAATACAGAAGAGCCACCATCAATAAACTCGGCCATAAACTCAGACATGATAGAGTCTTTGCTCTTGCCCTTGGTAAGAAGGTCTTTAGTTTCGTCCCATTGAGGTAGAACTGTAGTTGGGATGTGATCTTCTTTGAATGAGGCATCTTGCATGCACCATTTATAGAAGGCGGCGCGCTTACCAATAGGAGTAGAAGTAGCAATGATTCGAGTGTTCTTACGAGTAGCCATAATAGGAATAATGGCATCATCAAGAATCTTCTCTGGAATCATATCCATTTCGTCTAGATAGATGATGTCGGCAGACTGTCCACGCATGGTACCACCAGAAGAGCCGTCTTGCTTGACGCCAACGCCTGAAACGAATCCTTTGATCACGCCACCATTCTTGAACTCCATACGTAAAGGAGGAGTTTTAGCATACAAGGAGCCGCTGGCTCCTGTAGTGACTTGGGCAGCTAGCTCGGGACAACGAAGAAGCAAATCTTCCATTTCCTGAAAGATCGCGTTAATCTGAGCTTGGTAAGGAGTAACGATCATGATCTGAGGGCCGGCGTAAACATTCTGCCCGTTTGATTTACCCTTAGGAATCTTTACAGTCTCAACAGCATGTAGCAACTTAAGAGCAATGGCAAACGTTTTCCCTGAACGCCGTCCTTCTCTAAGGGCAATTCTTCTCGAAGTACAGCGAATCTGCTCCTTCTGATAGGGTCTAAGGTACCACTCGTTATCAGTATCCTTAGTAGAATCATCAAAACCAAACATAAGCTCACACCAAGCAACAGGATCTTGTGTGGCCCGTAGTACTAAAGTGGCGCGCTCACGAGAAATGCCATCTTTGATCATCATCTGATCTACAATTTCAGCAGATCCAGGAGGCAGAGAGTTCTTGATCCCACTGCAAGGAATATTGTTCTCACCATACTTAATGTGTTGGCGCGCAATACAAGCAACACAGGTACGATGCCATTCAGGATTGATATCGAACTTCTTCCTAAGCCAAATGATTTCCGCTTCTGTTAGCTTAACGTAAGGGTCCTGATATTTAACCTTGTATTCATTCTCTGTGTAGAGCCTGTTTCTGATCCAATCTAACGTAATCTGCTCAGCCATTGATGATATTCCTGTTGATAGGCACTAGGTATTCTTTTGCCTCAAACAATTGGTGGAGTTCTGTTTCGTAAACACTCCAAACTAGAGTGTTGCTCTCAATTTCGTAGGTCATGACTTTCCCTACAATAATTGGTGACATGATATGTCTTTCCAAAACAAGATTTACGTGGTCGCTGTCGCCCAAATCATAGATCTCAATTCTGAAGTCATCAAATGTTGCAGTCCAGGCGTTCTTGTAAGACTTAACTACTGGCTTCTTCTCCAAGAACTGCGTCGATGCCATGATAAAAGGCGCAATTTCTTCATACAGCATTCCAGCAGTAAATAGAATTAACGTCTTTTTTTGAGACAGAGAGTTAGAGATATCATTCCAAATAGTCATCTTGCTGGAGAAAGTAAGCATCATGTGTAGGGTCACATCCTATAGCTAGAGTGGTAGTTCTTGGATGGGTAGTGCATGAAGTTAGCCTCCCTTCCAAGGGCCGATCTGGCATTCATGTGAGATCTCTGAATAGCCTGAACAGCACGGGAGCGCATAGTAGTGGCCCCTTCAGTCATAAAGGCTGCCAAAGAACCATCTGTTTGTATAGACTTACGCATCTTCTGGTGAGAATTTGCCATTCGAATCACTTCAGAAGCCCCACGTCCAATTGTACTAATAGCGGCACCACCCATCATTGCAGTGCCTGCAGCAGCGAACATAAGAGGGTGGCGCGCAATATTTCTCAAAGGGGCACCACCAACCATACCACCCATCAAGGTACCAATGGTCTCAAACCCAGGAATACCTGAAGCACCACCTAGAGCTGCACCAATTGAAGCACCGATACCTGCGCCAATGCCTCGCCCTGCCATTCTAAGACCACCAGTATTCACCATACGCTGAACGATACCGGATCCAGCTTCACCATGTGTTCGTAGAGCGGCGCCCCTAACACCACTCCACATACCTGCATTAAGGGCCAAGTCATAAATGGCAGCATCCTTAGCACCTTGAATACCATTCTCTGAATACCCAGAAGCAATAAAGTACATAGAAGAAGCAATACCGATGCCTGGTCCAAGAAAAGAGGCCTTCCCTTTATGGCTAAGCTTAGTCATGGTCCTAAGATCAGGATAACCGCTCATCAACGCACCACCAAGGGCACCACCTACTCCCATAGCAGAAGCAGAGTAATCGTCCCCAGTAAGCACAGAGAGACCAATTGAAGCAGCCACGCCAGCAGCACCACCAGCTAATGCTTTGGAGATAGCTCTCTGAGGGTTAATCTTTACGCTTGTACGTAGCTTACCAAACTCGAAGAAGTCTTCGCCGTTCGCACCACGACCAGAAGCCTCGAAGCCAAAGACTCCAAACATACCCTTATTCAAAGAACCTGAGAATGAATTTAGGCTCATAATTACATCCTATGGTGGTTGATCGGAGAATCTCCGAATTTGGAGTTAATATGTCGCTGCATGGCGGCCATTCTTTCCTTTTGCTCACGTTTCCGAGCTTTATCAGCACCGTAAATCTTATATGCTTCAAGAGAACGTTTTGAATAGACAGAGTTAGTTGTTCCTAACGAGTCAACGGCCAGATAACTATTCAATTCGTTAAGGTTGCTAGCGGAGTTCTTGTTGGCATTGGTACCAGTACCTTTTGTCTGAACAAAGTTCGTGTTGTCCTGCATTAGGTTACCAATGTAAGTCCTGTAGTTTGCAGCAGTGTTACCTTCCATTCTATAGGGCTTTACATTGTCACCGAATTTGTCCCACTTCTGTCCAATGTGTCGCGCAGTCTCTTCTGCCACACTGGCAGACATACCTCCTGACTGAGCTTGCTCCATAACAGAGATCAACTTCATAGTTTGATAGTTTTCAGCCATCTTGCTAGGCCGAGCAAATGTGTTAAAGGTGATCTGAGTACCAGCAGATTCAGAGAAAGCTCTATAGGTCTGAGCCCAAGGCGTAGCCCAAAGACCGCGGCGAGCCTCTACTGCCTTTTGTTCTGCATGTCTAAGGGCATCCCAATCAGCATGAGCATCCATGTAACTACCGTAGGGTAGATGGGCAGCTAAACCACGCTCTACAGCTTGCTGGTTTACGTTACGGCCGTCTGCAAACACAGTACCGACAGCACGTCCGTACGTAGCATCCTTCGGGTCATAAGCGATTTTAAGCTTCCCTGAGGACATTAGCTGTTTCATGCCTGCAATAGCTTCTGTAGCTCCAGGCTGTGGAGTGTGCCAGGACTTGTCGAACATGCCGTGGGAGATTTCTGTTGAGTCGATACCTTCAAGACGGAAGGTATGCGACCCTCCTAGTCCGAAAAACCTCTGTACCCCACCAAAAAAGCCCCTTTTCTTCAGCATTACGGTGTCGACGTCTTCAACTTCCATTTCCCAGTTGGAGTCTACGTCGATTACCCTCATATTCTCTGTATTTCTTAGATTTCCTAGTTCTCCCTCACCGGCAGCCCTACCTTGCAAGGCAGTTGACTTCTTAAAGGGGCTGCGAAATGGCCAGAACAACCCCGAGCTAGTGTCGTGATGGACTGCGTTGTACTTCATTCTGTTGTACTTTTCGCGTTCTTCAAGCAAATCTTGATGCACTAGAACATCAAAAGACGTAGCTGGACCACGGTACGGAGAACCGAAGTCGGTATTCATGCTACGTGTGGCCTTTGCCATACCTGTTTCAGCAAAACCATCGGATTGCTTTCTTAATAGTTCGTATTCTTTGTAGTCCATCGTTAGGACAGAGCGGCTGTTGTCGTAGTCTTCTACGCGACTTTCTTGGGACATTGAGTGTCCGATTAGTCCTAGGGCACCAACAGCCACCGCGGCCATACCAGCGCGAGGCACGTTATTGATGATTGTAGTGCCTACTTTGGAAGCTCTGCCTGCGGCATTACCTACGAAGTTACCTAATCCCATAGGAGCCCATCTGGAGCTCAGCCTTCCAGCAAGTCTCCTACCATCGTAGTTCAGCATCCTACGGGCATTTGCACTGAAGTAGCTGTCTAGAGCAGTGCCAGTTTCTTCTTCTACGTGTACGTTTGCTAACTCTTTCCTAGACTGGAAAGGTAGTCCTTCTCTATTTCTTCTTTCAGTTTCGCTTTGGATAAAATTCTGCATTTTATCCCATTCTTTTCGCTGGTCTAAGCCGTACTGTGAGAAGTCGTTTCTTTTGATTACTTCCTCGTAGTAATCCTCTTCTGTAGTACTGAATTTTTGGGCGAAGTCAGCTCTAAAAACGTCTTTTGGCTTCCCAGAAGGAGTCGCCTGTCTCATTGCAATTACTCTGTCGATGCCATCAGTATGGGTAGCATACTTTTTGGTCTCGATGTCGCCGATTCCTCTTTCGTACTGCTGTAGCAAGTGTCGTCTTCTCAAGACATGTACGGAGTCGTTGTACATTTCAAAGTACTTCAGAACTCCAGCGAGAGGACCTTGTCCCTTTCTTGCTTCCTCAATCGCCAATCTTCCTTCTTCTTTCCCTCCTTCTAGCAGATCGAAAGCCCTTAGGCTTTCGATCTTTCTTTGTAGAACGTATGCTTCGCTCTTCGCTGCGTCTTCTGCTGCTCTGTGGGCTTCTGATCCAAGCAAGCCTTGCTCTGCTTTCTTTCCTGTTTCAAAGGCTGCCCTTAAGAGACGCTCTTGGTAGTCGATACCTACACCAGCCATCTGCTTAGTGTTTACATCGATTAGTCCGTACGTCTTACCGTAAGAAAGAAGTGCGCGCGTTAAATCCTGAACGTCTCTGACTGCTACTTCTCCTGCTTTTGGAGTGAATTCTTTATATGCTTTCCACACGCCAATCCAGTTGCCGGTCATTTGAGCGTTGGTTCTTGCTTTGCTTACTTCACTTCCCGTTACGTAGAATGGTTCAGGGAATGTTGAGCGTGTTTCGAACACGCTCTTCCATTGGTCCACAGAAGCTTTGTTGGATTGGGCCATTGCTCCGAGTGTCGCGCCAAATTGCTTAGCTTCGAATACTGCGTTAGCGATCCAGACAGTGCTTCCTTTTGTAGGGTCTTGGGCTCTTGTAATAGCTTGTCTTAGTGGCCCTTGCATCCCCATGATGTCTTCCATAGGGATATTCGCGCCGCCCAGCTCATATTTGATGCCAGCAGCCCTGAACTCTGCTTCTCTAAGGGCGATCTCTCCTGGTGTAGGATAGTTCCCTAGCAGATGTGGATGGGCGTTCTTTTCTTTAAGCTGCTTCCACAGGAAGGTGTTCGTTGTTTCTAGCGCTTTTAAGATTTCATCAGCGTTCGTTAGTCTAGCTGCGTCGAGCTTGTACTCTCTGACAAGCATAGAGACCAGTGCGTCTTTCCATGTGAGGAAGTTCTTTGCGGTATATCTACTACCGCGGAAGGACCTCATATTCGCTTCGTCTTGGAAAGCGCCTGTTTCGATGTTTACTTCTTGGGGTCGCGGCAAAAACTCAGTAACTTTGTTTTCAGCAAAGTTATAGTACGCAATTTCAGTGAATCCCGAGCCAGCCTCTCTTGAGAGAGTCTCAGTATCGAGCACGCCTGAGTTAATCAGGTATTGCCTTGTCCAATCGTCCATGTAGTTACCTCAAAAATATAAGGCCCTTACGGGCCTTATACATTAAACTAGTTGGTTAGTCATCGTCGATTGGAATGGCTTCTCTCACTTTCTCCTTACTATCTAGCACAATTGTCTCTTTTGCTCCTTTCTCTAGCAGTTTGCGGATCATTTCTAGTTCTGTCTTCAGAGTAGAGCCGTTAGAAGTGTCACCTAGTTTGCTAGCAACATCATGTTTAGCTTTACGAGTCTCCATCAAACTCTCTAGTAGTTTAATGCGCCTCGATTCTTGAGTGTTCATAAGAGCGATTACAGGATGTAGCTGTGTGGTTTTCTTTAGAATCACACCATGCTCTCCCTGAATCTCTTCCAAATCTTGCTTCAAGAAGTTGCGGCCATCTCCATCATTGTCCCCATTAGCAAGAACTAGCATAGCTCTTTGCTTGTACAGGTCAATAACAGCCAATTCGTTAACAATCGCCATTTCGATAGGATTGCTTGGATCTACTTGTAGGTGAAGCAGGTAGTCTACAGTTTTCTGCTGTAAGAAAGTCATTTCGAACACGCAAGGCCGGTAGAGAGGATAATCCTCGTCGTTGCCAGGTAATGGGCGCCCACTTTCGTCACGTTCAGGGATTGGACAAGAGTTAAAAAATGGACATTTCGTAGGTCCAGCACAAGAAATTGGCGCGACCGTGTGCATACCATGCTTACGTCTAAGTAGCGAGTTCTCAATTCTTGTTCTTTTAGCTGGGTCTAAGTTATCCAAGTAATTTTCGTAGTTATCATCTCCGTAAGACAAAGCATTAATGGCGTCTTCTTGACGCCTAGCTAAATCAGTCTCTCCGGGAAGAGAGATAAGTTTACGCCTGCTCCCCATTCGGGATCTCCTTAACGTCACGAACTACGAAATGAGAAGTCCATTCATCCCGCGGCTCCTCAATTTCCTCTGCAACAGGGACAGGTTCCTCAGAAGTCATATCAATAGCAAAGGCAGTAATCGGCGCAACCGTCAATTTCTCCTTTACGGGCACGGCTACAATCTTGTTTTCTTTGTTCCTAGTCATCAGTACCATTTGTACACCTCCATAACAACTTCACCAGTAATACCATCTACAATCTCAAAATACTCTTCCATTTCATACAGAACGTAGTTCTTGCTCCAATAAGTCACACTCACTCCTAATATCATTAAGTAGCTTCAACAAAGCATCCTTCTCATTCTCACTCTTAAACAATTCAAGAGACTTCTTAGCGTACCTACACTCAATACCAAGATCAGAATTCTTAACAAAGAAGAAGTACCTATAAGCATGGAATGATTCAAGTTTGCCAACAAGCTCTTTTAGAGCTTTGAGTTTACCACTAAACTTATAGAATTGCACAATTCCTCCAAACGCGGGGACTTTTGATGCTGTACTTATTGAATACCAAGTGGCCCTTAGAGATGTAAAGATGGCCGCCCCTATAGAGCAAAAAATGTGCTGAAAATTATATGAAAAAGGGGCTTGTTCCTGATTCTGGGGAAAATCGAGGGAAAAGGCTGGGAAATTGTTTTTGAAAGAGAATTAAAATTGCTTATTGGAAATTGAAAATATGGTAAGTTAGTACCTGGTATTGATAGGAAGCTATTTACTGCCCTGTGGACTTGCGAGCCCACCCGGGTAAAGTAAAATGCTTCTATTGAACACATCCTTGCGAAGGGGTGCGGCCAATCATTCTCTCTATGGGCAATACATGCCTTTTTTTCTATGGATCTAACCCATCCAGAATCCGAAAGGATGCAGCTATACATTCGTGTATGGCGGGCATATGAGGAAGTGATGGGTAGACCTTGGAGGACACATGTCCAACAACACCACCAGCCTCACCCTGATCCTGGCCACCCTCGTGGTGGCCAGCCTCATGGCGGCCCACCACCACTTCCGCGAGGAAGTGGCGGTGGCGGAGCGGATCGAGGCGGGCGCTCACGCGCGTGCCTCGGCCGTCCAGGCCCAGCATCGCGTGCTGGAGTGTGTGAAGATGCCGGCCCACTACCACTCTCGAGAGTGGTGCATCCTCTTCCGCACTCCAAACTAGGCCCACTGGCCCCCACTACCTACGGGTAGTGGGGGCCCTTCTTTTTACTATCTACTATAGTGTAGTACACATAGGTGTATTCAGTATGACATACGCCTTTTTTATTCTATGGATCTAACCCATCCGAAACCAAAAGGGCTTAACTGTACGCGGAGTACAGTGGGAGCATGAGGTAGATGGGTAGATTCACGGAGGATATCATGTCTAACGTTACCAGCGCCGTTGCAGCCGCCCTGCTCGTCATCCTCACCACCGCGACCTTGGTCGCGGTGGATGTTCGTCTCCGTAAGGAGATGAAAGAGGCTACACGGGTGGAGGCCGCGGCGGATGCGCGTGCGCGGGCCGTCCAGGCCCAGCACCGCATGCTGGAGTGCGTCCGTATGCCCCTGCACAGCGATGCGCGAGAGTGGTGCATTCTCTTCCGCACTCCAAACTAGGCACTAGGCCCCCTACCTACGGGTAGGGGGCCTTTCTTTTAATCACTACTATGGTACTAACGCCTATGTACATGGGGTACGTATGGTGTAGTACAGGCTAGTAGCACGAGGTGACGCATGTTCATGCGTATGGCCGTGCTCAGGCTCTCCAAGCGGGGCTTCGCAGCCCTGCTTGCCAGGCACCTGCCCAAGGGTGCCCGGGTGTCCCACTTGTGGGACACGGGTCGGCTATCGATGTGGAGGCTAGAAATGGCCTCTGCTCAGGTAGCCGTTGTCGAGGTCTGCCTCGACACCTGAGCGTTATCTCCCCCACCTACGGGAGAAGTAAAGATAGTAGGGATGGATCTGGGGGCTTCGGCCCCTTTTTCTTTTATGGCATCTAATGCATACATTCCGTATGTCACAGATGCTAAGGAGCTCGAATGAGCAGCAAGGTGGTTGATAGCGCTGGCCGAGAAATCGGCCAGCGTGAGGTTTTCCACTTCGTCGGCCGAAAGGCCGGCGAAGTGGTGGCGGAGCGGGTTGTCACGACTAATCGCGGCTGGGCTTTGGCCCGCCGCGACTTCAAGGCACAGCACAACCTCAAGGACGAGGAGGTGGAAACCCTCTGAACTCTTAGGCCCTGCTACCGAAAGGTAGTGGGGCCTTTCTTTTTCTTCTATGGAGGTGAGCATGGCTGATGAACAGCTAAAGCTCCCTCAGTTCAAGGAGCCGTTGGGGATTAAAGCCCCGGCTCCTGTGGAGTCTGGGTGGAAACCCCCGGCTCCACCAAAGCGGAAGAAGGCCAAGCAGGAGCCTCTCTTCCGCAAGGACTGAGGGCACAAGGTGTTGCCCTGGTTTGACAGATGGTCTGTTGGACTAGGGCACACCCCTTTTTTAATTCTCCATTTCATGTGTGCTTATGTGGATGAGGCCCCAACCATTGGAGGTTCAGTGGGCAAAGAGAACCGAAAGGCCAACAAGGCCGAAAAGCGGCTTGCTAAGGCCGCCAGGGTGAAAGTCCCTGAGACCACCACGGTCGAGTTGGAGACCCGCATCCAGCTCGACCGCCACCTGGAGGCTGATCGCCCAGGTGGCGACAAGGGAGCGGGGGAACTTACCCACCTCGAGTACCGGCTTGTTGGACGGCTCGGAGTGGCGGTCGACCGGGCCTCGGCTTTGGCCGAGGCATTGTATAGAGAGATCGTAAAGAACGCGCCGAGCCGGCTTGTGGGGCGTAAGCAGGGCGGAACTGCCCGCCTCACCCTCAGCTGCCCCGGTTGCGGGGCAGCTGTCCTCTGGTTCGCCGGAGGAAAGGTGATCTTCCGCACCTGGTTTCCGGCCGGGTGCGAAGAGGAGACTCTCCCGCTTCCGTGGGAGGTGGACCTTGGTTCTGTACTGAAGAACTTCATTTAGTACAGGGGGGCTTGCCCCCTTTTATTTCTATGGGCAATTAGGCCCGTAAGAGGAAGCGTCATGTTGATTGATGATCTGCTTGCCACCATCAAGCCGTCCTCCCAGGTCTCCGAAGAAGAAATCGAGCAGGATTGGTTCCTTGCGTTATTGAAGGTGGAAGTTTCGCTCAAGAAACACAAGCGACTTGTGGCTAAACCAAAGTTCGGCCTCCCCCCTCTGACTATGAGGGAGGAGCAGGACCTGCTCCTCCCTGGAGCGGTGTACAAACGTCGTTCGCTTTTCTAGAGTCCACCGTCTAACCTAAAGACGCTAAACAAAGGTAGGGACTCGGCTTCGGCCGAGCCCTTTTTCTTTCTTACGGGCCCATAGATACTAAATGACTCTATGGTATTACCCATGTTCCCCCAACACGAGTTAGCTAGCTTGACTAGACTGACTAATGAAAGTACATCCGTGTGCTGGGGGACCCGGCCCTTTTTATTTCTCTATTCTATGGAGCTAATCTTAGCTGTATGACTCAAAAGTCTGGGGTGTGACAATGGCGTCACATGTCCAGTGAGAGCAACAGCGCCCATGCGGAAAATGGGTAGAAGACAGCTCTATGGAGGACATCATGTCCAACAACACCAACAACCCCGTCGTCGCCCCCATCCCCGCCGCGCTGGCCCTCATCGCCGCCGCCAACCAGCGGCAGGCCGCGGCCAAGCGCCAGGAGGCCGAGAGCGCGCTGGCGAAGGTGACGGCCCTTTGGGGCCGGATGACCGTCAGCGAGATTCAAGAGGCCCTGAAGGTCAACCTGCGCATCATGAACAAGGAGGAGGGCGACGCGCTCAAAGCGATGGCCGATGAGGCCATCGCGACGCTTCAGATGGCTGATCAGGCCCTCAAGGAGCACCGCGACGCCATCCGGCTCTCCACGCCGGAGGGCGTGGAGGACACGATGGCCAGCATCATCTCGCAGCAGACCCTGGACAAGGGGGCGGCCGAGATCGCCAAGATCAACAAAGCCCGGGAGGCCGCCAATGCGGCCAAGAAGGCCAAGATCAACAAGGTGATCGCCGACTACGGCGACGCCCTGACCGACAACCAGCGTCGTGCGATGACCGCGTTCCTGAGCAGTCCGGATTGCAAGTGGACCTACCAGCCCACCAAAGAGGGGCGAGAGGCCCTGCTGCGCGCCGTCGCTCGGGCCGCCCGAGCTGTTCGGGAGCAGAGCAAGAAGTAGCCCCCTCGGGCTACTGGAAACCCAGTCCTGGTGACTGGTAGGACACACGCATTAGCGTGTGTCCTTTTTATTTCTTCCTTTCTTATTCTTTATTCTTCTTTTCTATGGGCACTTAACCCAACGTACTCTAAAGCCTGGTATCTTCGGATACCCGCTCAGAGACGTGCAAGCCACCAAGGAGGAAACTCTTGCGGTGGCAGGTATGGAGCACACGAAAGTGTCCTTGGTTGCCAGTGGGCGATTGAGAAAGGCTCCATAGTATCTCACTACACCTCGCAAGGGTCCTGTGAGATGGTTCTCTACTTAACGAGAACAGTGGCCCTTAGTGTGAAGGAAAGATGGGTGGCGCCACCCATTGAGTACCGATCCTAAGGGCCACACCACCCCACCCTAGCTACAGGAGAGTAGCCATGTTCACGGAACAGATGTCTGTATGTGTTACTGGTCAAACCACACACGGACACTAAACTCCCGACAGACCAAGTGGATAACTGAGGTTATCCCGTCAAGGTACTTAGAAGCCTTGACACCAAACTCCTACACCAATCTCTGGGAGTATAATTAAGAGGTTGGCGCCTGCCAGAGCGTGTTATGGCCCCGGGGGAGCGATTCCCCAACTATTCGGGTAGAAATACCCGCTGGGAGGTTCTCATGAACCACATCCAGATGTCCTTTATTGCGGCGGAGTTCCCCGTCGCCCTGGAGGCCGCCGTTGAGGCGGCGGCCTCCCTCCCAGCCCCGAACCCGATGGAGGCGGCTTGGGTCGCGGCCTCCATCTCGCCTCTTGCCGAGGGTCGCGTCATTCGCGCCCCTCGGCGCCCCGTGGCCCGCACCGCGCGAGCGGTGCGGAAGTTCATCGCCCCCCGTATGGCCGCTGCCGCCGTCCTTGTGGCGGCGGTGTCTTTGCTGGGCCTAACGGCCCTGGTCCCTGCCACCTTCGCCGGCGTCCTGGGCCTCACCGCCCTGACGATCGGCACGCCCTCCTGGGTTGCCCTGGCCACTACCAAGTAGTGGCCCCCGGTTAGCGTTCCGGGCGTCAAAAACGCATGGTCATAGGTCGCCCCCTTAGGAGGGGCGACCTTTTTCTTTCTATGGTACTCATATCTATTGAAGCCAAAAGGAGGCAGTCATACAATTTAGTATGATGGGCTTATGAGGTATTAGGTATTGTACCTTGGAGGACACATGTTCACCGTCACCATTAGCGCGCCCGTCGCGCTCGCGCTCGCCGTGGCCCTCGCCGCCCACCTGGGCGGCATCCTGGCCGCCATCGCGATCCTCGGCTTCGTCGCGATGCAGTACCGCGCCAAGCGGGCCGAGGCCCAGATCGACCCCTACGAGGGGTACGAACCCAGCCAAGAGGAGCTCGAGGTGATGACCGAGCTCAACTGCCCGTGGGGCTGTGGAGAGTGCTATTACTGCAAACTAGGGAGGGAGCCCGACCAGGGCTGATCCTCTCCTCCTGCGCCTAGCTAGGGCGCGTGGTAAATACTAGCTAGGGGCCCTCAATGGGCCCCTTTTGTTTCTATGGGTTTCGTATCACAATCCAGTGGTATGATAAGTTTCAACTCTTCAATGTCCTTAGGAGGGACTATGAAGAATCACCTCGAGACGGCCGCCGCCGTCTTCGGGATGGGCGTGGTTATGCACGCCGTCCTGAAGACGGTGGTTCCCTTCTCTGGCTGGTTCTGGACCGCTCTGGTCCAGTTCAACAGCTAGGGAAGGGCCCAGTTTCCTGTCCGGGTTAACAAAACAAGAAAGAACTGGCTCGTGCTTCGGCGCGGGCCTTTTCTTTTCTACGGGCATGTAGAATCACCTACATTGTCTAACTCAACCTCTTATTCGTGGAGAATACCATGACTAAGCTTGAGACGGCGGCTGCCGTCGCCTTCACCGCCGTGTTTTTGCACGGGGGCCTGAAGGCGACGTTCCTCCCCTACTCGGGTTGGTTCTGGGCCATTGTGGTCCAAGCCAACTCGTAGTAGAGGCCCAGTTAGGCTTCTGGGTTAACAAAAAGCTGGGGCCTTCGGGCCCCCTTTTTATTCTATGGGCATTAGCTCTCTAGAAATCAAAAGGACACAACTGTGCATGTTCGCATAGTGGGTGTATGAGATATGAGAGATATTCCCTTGGGGGACACATGTCCAGCAACAGCAAGATTGTCATCATCGACAACCGCCTCGCCTGGAAGGGGTGCGGCAACGACTGCGGCGAGTGCCGCATCTGTCTGATGGAAGACGAAAGTATCAACGTTCTCTTCCAAGAAATATGGGAGATCAAGATCCAGCTCCGGAAGGAGCGCCGGCGCAAAGCCGAGGAGGTGGAGAAAGTTCGGGTCTGGGTCCTTGGGGCCCTGAGCCCCCAAGACTTTATTCATTACGAAGACGCCGAGGACTTCGACGACGTCCCGTTCTAGTCTTCGCGCCTAACCTTAAGGCGTAAAACAAAGGTAGGGACCCGGATAGCCGGGCCCTTTTTCTTTCTATTCTTCACGTCAAGTAAGCGTTTGACTTGCAACGTGTATGACTTGAGCCCTTTTTATTTCTATGGGCCCATAGATAGAGAAGCATAATAGTGTGCTTTGATATTCAGAGGCTCAATTGCTTTCAGAGGAGTATTATGAAAGCACACAAGCCCACCGAACAGGTGGTGGTTTACGGACAACCTATGTCCGTCAAACGGGTATCCAAGCCCGTTATGGCCGAGGCATTGAATGATGCCGCTAAGGCCATTGAGCGCCAGCGGGCGCAACTTGCTCGTAAGGAGCAAGAGCTCGCCGAGCGCGAGAAGCAGTTGGTTGAAGCCACTGCACAGGCCCTTGTGGCCAAAAACGAAGCCACCCAGCTCGCCCATGAGGTGACTGATTTGCGTGGCGGTCGCGATCGCTCAAACGAATTCGCGGCATTCCAAGGTCATCTTGCTGCCTATAAGAAGACCAACGAAGACCACCCCACTGTTGGGGAAATGGTCGATTTGGTCATCCAGTGGAAGCGGATGATCGAGCGGTTTGCTATCGTGGATTACGACTTCGTGGCCAAGCCATTGAAGTTCCGCGGACAACTGCTCAATATCACCTTCGCTCAAGGTGAAGGAACTAAGAAGCTCAGTTATGCTGGGTCTTCTAACCAGCCGGAACGCTGGGCGTTCTATCTCGGGTTGCTGGTGATGAACCGCACCCGGTGGAGCACTCTTCGAGTGCTGGTCGAGCCGCAGAATGGGAGAAAGTTCGTCTCCCATGTCGCGTGCACGTTAAGGTCCGGATCTGAGCCTGTGGTCGTCACGCAGGCTCCCCGCGACTTTGTTCTAGCTCTTCGGAGCTAGATAACTGGGGGCGAGTTTTCTCGCCCCCTTTTATTTCTTTTCTCTTTTATGGCAAGACCGGGCCCCCTTCGGGGGGTGTGTTCTTTGTCACGAGGAAATCCGCAATCCCGCGGGAAGTACTCACAACCTCTGTTCCATAAGGAGTTATATGGAACCAGAAGTTGCGACCGAGATGGTCGCTTCGGTGCCGAGTGCACCGCCTCGAGCGGCTTTGCCCGCTATTTTGCGGCTTGATACCAAGGCCGCCGCCTTCGTCAAGGCGAAGCTGCAGAAGGAGATCTGCAAAGCCCGTCCCGAGCTCAAGCGCGTGGACTGGGAAGAGTTCTCCCTGGAGCACATTCTGGACGGTCTCATTCCTGGGGTGAACCGGGAAAAGTTCCTTCCTTGGAAGGACGTCGTCCTTAAGACGCTTATCGCGTCATACCAAGCGTCTCTGCAGCACAAGCAGAGCGCATTTGTTCAGCAGGCTAACAACGCCTCGCTGTACGTGCCGGCTGTAGTGATTCGTTGCAAGACGAAGACCTCCAGCAAGCGTGAGCAGAAGAAGAACGGCTCCGGCTGGATCTCCGAGCTTATGCTGCGCCGGCTCATTTCCAAGCTCCTCGGCAAGCGTGCCGAGCGTGGAACGGAATGGATCACGTCCATCGTCAACGCAGCGAGCGATAAGCACCTCATTGGTGTTGAGGCAGAACGCGGTCTTCAGGCTCCTGGCCTGTTGCACGCCGTTGCCCGGTTCGAAGGCGAGTACAATGCGGCTTCCCCGCCCGTCGCGTCCTTCGAGAACCAAGCTCTGACTCCTTCTGGCTTCGTCAAGAAGTCCCAGGATGTCATCTTGGCTGGTGGCTACATCCCGGTTGAAGGCCGTAAAGGCTTTGAGCTCGCCGGGATTAATGGCAAGCCCTCGTGGTATTTTGATGGTCTCGTGCGTACCTTCGGGGATGCCGTGGCCTTCATGAGCTACGTGCTGAGCTTGACCAGCCCCATTTTGCCCAACGGCTTCGTTCCTAACCTGGACATTACGTTCAAGGAAAAGGTTCTCGAATTGCCGGACGGCGTTTCCCTGCCTGCGGGTGTTGATGGCTCTGGTACCTACCATCCTCACACACCTGAGCTCCAGGCATTTCTAGCGTCCAACATGGCGCTCATCGGTGGTGGCCGCAAGACCTATCCCGTTATCCAGATTCGGGTTTGGAACCCCGGATGCACGGAGACGGAGGGTCTATTTGCTAAGGGCCTGCTCGTTCCCGACATGAAATCCTTCGATGATCAGGGTAACCCTGGCATCGTTCTGGGCTTGAACCAGATTAAGGGTGTCATGAAGGAAAACGTGGAGGTCAAGCAAGCGCTGGCCACTAATGGCAGTGTGGTCCTCAAGGGCCACATGGGCTGCATGAAGGTGTGGCGAGAGCAGAGCACGCTGAAAAGCTGCTTTGAGCTCCTGCAGCTCGTGGAGTCCACGCCTGAGACCGAAGCCGCCGTCGAGGCGCTCGTCGTGGCTACCTTCGACTCCATGCGGAAGAAGGGTCCACGCGCACTCGTCAACGTCTCGTCTGGTGGCAACACCACGCTCGAGCGTTTGATTGAGCTTGTGCTCAAGGCTGAGGAGATGGGTGTTCTTATCCCTGATCCGAAGACCGCCGAGCTCCGACCTGTCCAGATGATGGACATCAAGGCCGTTAGGACCATGGCAATGGATAAGCTCCGTCGCCGCCTGTACAACGCAGCGAATGGTACTGGCTTTGAGGGGAACCAGGTCGTGATCATCATGGACGCGTCTGTCAAGCGCGGCCATGTGGTGATTGGCAGTACCACTGTGGAGACACCCCCTGTGGGCGAACCCGTTGGTACTTGGCGATTCCCCGCCATTCTGGCTCAGAGCCTCAAAACTCTGATTGTCCAGGAGCCTTCCGAGCACATGCTCATCGTGGATGCCAACGGCGAAAGCTGCTTGGTTCCTTACTCAGCGTTCATGAACCCTGCGGACGTGACAGACCTGCAGGGCGACGACGATGGCGACATCGCGGCGTGGACGACCAACCCCGACGTCTTGACGCTCGCTTCGAATCTTGTGGATACCCGCAAGTATCGGATTGAGCCGGATGGCGAGAAGGTTAAGATCACCAGTGAAAACTTGGGTGATTATGCTGAGTACCTGTCCACGGATCCCATGGGTCCTGTGGGTCAGGCGACTGTGGCTCAGGCTCGGTTCTATGAGCTCGCAGCCATCAGCCGTTCCCTCTACGCAGCTTACCGCAAGATGGCTGCAGCAAACGCGAAGGCGAGCAAGGGTGCGAAAGCATCTGAGAACGACAAGCGTATGCCTGAGGGCTCGGAGGCCTGGGGTCTCGAACAGTGGGAAGTTTATTGCCGCGAGGCGATTGACTCCCTGTCCGAAGAGCATCTGGCTGCCTTCGATGTGGGCTGGTTGGCCTACCGGGCAAAGGCCTATAACTGGGCCCGCGCCTTTGGCGTCTTCATCCAGGAGTGCATCGATCGCGCCAAGCGGTTCGTGCGCTGGACTGATATCCCGAAGCTCGCTAGCATGGGCGACGAGGGTTGGGCCACCATTGGTGACAGCCAAGAGCTGTATTGCCATTGGTCCTGGGACGCTGAAGGGCGTCGTTATCCCTGGAAGCATCCGGGGCTGGCTGGTTCGCGCACCAGTCACTACCTCCCGTTGTCGGAGAGCCAGCTGCGTACCAAGCAGCCGCTTGAGCTCCTTGAGGAGTTCACCAAAGCTGCGAAGAAGTCGCTTGGTTACGACCAGGTGAACGACGCAGTTCGTTGGCGCCGTAACGTGACTGTTAAGGGCGAGATGCTTCAGAAGCGGATCGACCCTGACAACTTCCACCCGCAGAGCAAACGCCCGGGGTTGGTTGAGGTAGCGTTTAGCGCAACTCAGAAGGCGTGGGAGCTGTTGAAGGGCCACTTCAACATCCCCAACGAGGGAGCCGATTTGTCGGACCTCGTGGAGCGTATGCTTGACCGGCAGGAAGAAGCTGGCAAGGCTCCCGCTCGCCTGACCATCGGCAACAACAAGGTGTCGTGGGCGGATTTCATCCGTGCCATGAAACTGCAGGCCCGTGAGGACAAATACGCGCAGCAATTCGCGTACTCCCGTGTCATGTGGTCTACGCCTGAAGGTGAGCCTGATGCGAAGGCTTGGCAATGGGTCTCGCAAGAGAACCTGCGCCTCATCAAGGAAGGGAAGGGTGGCCTCCTCCTTCCGAAAGTGGCCGATTGGCTGCCTCAAGCGTATCTTGATTACCGTATCAGGAACGCTATGGTCCTGGGTTTCAACAAGAACGACCAACGTGTCGACTTGGCCCTTGGTCATAACGAGAGCGAGGATGATAACCCGGGCAACAACCCGCGCATCCAAGCAATCGAGGAGGCCTACCGGCTGTTCAACCGCTGCATGACGGATAGTGCAGTGGACCAGGGCGACAGCGCCGTTCTGTGGCTTCTTAGGCGTTATGCCTTTGAGTCTGCGAACGTGGATCTGCTCGTGCGCAAGGATCCCGAAAGGGATGCGAAGGGTGGCGTCGCGTCATACAAGCTGGATCTCCAGCGTGGCGTGAAGGATCCCCTCGCGGCTACCAAGAAGTTCCCGGTCGCTAAGACCGAGCGTGCTCTTGATATCCTCTTGTACGAGGGCAGCCCGGTTGCTGAACACTTCCAACTGGGAGTGGCAGAGCGGTGCGTGTTTGAAGAGCTGCCGAAGTTGCGCAAGGCGGCTCGTGTTATCTGTGAGGCTGCCGACGCCCGGCAGATGGAGGGCTACACTGTAGAGCAGAAGCGAGTAGAAATGCTTGCCGAAGCTATCTTCAGTCAAAGCTACCTCTCCATTGACATGGCGGATTACCCCCACATGTCTCCTCAACAGGTCAATCACCTGTCGGAAATTCACGTCTACTCTGGCAAGGGTCCGCTCCACCAGTGTGAAAGCTGTATGGCGGCCCTGAAGAAGGAGATCGTGAATGAGAACCGGTATGGGAAGCTGGGCGGTCGAAAGATCGCAGATCGTCTGACGGAGCTTGCGGGCAAAATCCAAGAGCACCTCAAGTCGGACGTCCAGTTTGCCTTCGAAACGCATGTGGAACATCTCCGTATCGAGATGCTGAAGCACGCGGTTCGTGGCGATCCCGGACTGGTCACCGATCTGGTGATGGCACTCAAGGACCAAGCGTCGTTCCGTCTCAAGGTCTGGGACGTGGTTGCCGACGAGTTGGCTGGGTTGCCTAACACACAAGCCGAGACTGGGGATCATGTGGTCTCCAACCGGGCCCGAGTTGCTTTCAAGAATAGCGCAGCAATGAGCTATCTGAGCATCTATGGGTTCCAAGGTCTCGAGCGGTACTTCGATCGGGAGATTCCCTCCATCGATCCTCGTAGTGACGAGGAAGTACTCGCTTGTGTTAGCGGCGAACAGGAAATCTAAGTAGCCGCATGGCAGGCCCCCGGGAAACCGGGGTGTCCTGCCTTTTTCTTTACTCCGCAGGGACTCCGCCCAGAGTGACCGGAACGCAACTCACATGACTCCGCTTGTCATGTTGTGGTTTGAGGTTCTTGGTTCTAAGTGCCGTTAGAAGGGGAAATGTGGTGGCGCCAACCCTCAATACACTCCGCTAAGGGCAAGCGTTCCCTTCGGGGTTAGATTCGTTGGTTGGTTGTTATCCAGGCAACCCGTGGAGGCTCATGAAGCCAATCCAGCATCCCGTCGAGTGCGTGCGGTTCAGCCCGCGCGTGCTCGACAAGGTTGCGGCCGAGGCTGCGCAGAAGCGCTACCCTCGGCCCAACACCCGTCTCCACCCGGCTTTCGCTAGCCGGGTGGAGCCCTTCCCTAACCCCCTTCGGGGGGTCGATTCGACGGAGGACTAAAGTTCCTTGGCTGGTCACGCAGCCATATGTGGAGGGTGTGCAAGTACGCACGACCCGTTCCATGACGTGAACAAGGGCTCGCTGCAGTCGTTCTGCAGTGGGAGCGAGGCTCTCAAGGTTAGTGGTTCAGTCCACGTAAAAACCGAGAGGCATGTTGGGGGGACGCCCCTGCCATGTACAAACCTGGTTGCTCTTCCCCGATAGCGCTGTCCTGTGTGCGACTACAAGGTTGCACGCAGGGCTGATTGGGCTTGGTATGCTCGCCCAGTAGGGGTTAACCAGACTCTCATGCCTTCGGGTGTGGGGGTCTTTGTTTCTTCATAAATATTGCCCTTAAGGAAGTATGGTGGCGCGACCCTCTTTACTCCAATCCTTATGGGCAATACTAATGTTGTACGCTCCGCGGTTGGGTTCAATGGGACTGGCTCTTGCCGACGCTCTGAAGGGTTCAGAGTTTGTTGGGCGGAACTTGAAGCTGGTCCCACGGAGTTCATCATGGAGCGTTCTTTTCTCAAAGGCTTGATCAACGCCTCTTCCCCTTCTGAGGTCCAGGAGCTCGTGAAGCTCCTGCCGCCGCCTTCGGGCGGCCCCCACGGGTGGATGAGGGAGTGGGCGCGCTGCGCCCGCGCCCTCCGGGACAAGGACCTCCAGGCCGCCGTCGCGGCGGCGAAGGAGGAAAAAGCGGCAGCCTCGGCGGCCGCTTTGGCCGCCAGGCAGGCGGAACCCGTTTGGGGTGTCGTCCCCGAATACGGGGCATACTCGTTTTCCAACGAGTTGTACGGCTTCAAGGCCGTTGAGGGCAAAGGTTCTCTCACTTACGAGGAGGCCGTTGTCGAAGCCGAGAAAAAGCGTTTCGCGAACTCCCGCCGCATCAAAGCGGCCGCAGAGTACTGGGACGCCTATCTCAACGGCTGATCCCAAGGCCCCCACCTTCGGGTGGGGGCCTTCCCTTCCCTATACATATTGCTATGCCCGTAGGGGAGGAATGGTGGCGCGACCCTTTCGAGTGTTGTTCTGCAATGTCCCCCTTCGGGGGTTAGTTCTATGGAGGGGTCCCAGGTGACTACCTCCATGAGCCCTCGTCACTGCAGCAGTGATGGAAGGTCCCACCAAACAAGCCAAGACCCTTCCCTTTGATGTCGCCGTCACGGCATCAAGGGGGAGGAAGGAAGAGCTCAGCCTGACGGGGCTGGGCTCTTCGTTTGCTAATAAATATCCAACTCAACACAAAGTTGGCGCCACCGTGTTCCTTCCTAAAGGCACATTATCTTCCGCTTCGCGGTTAGATTCATTGAGAGGTAAATCCTTGCCGACACTCGTATGGTACGAGTAGTTGGGCGGAACCTGTGATTATCCTCTCTTGGAGTTCGAATGGACCGTTTCCAGATGGCTGCCGATGAGCTCTCCCTCCTCAACCGTATTAAGGCTTTGGAGGAAGAGCTCCGTCATCTCAAAGGACAACAAATCCACGAAGGGCTCTTCGGAGCCCCCATGAAGTGGATTGAGGTCCACTCCAATCAAATGGGAGGGTATTTCCTGGTGAAGGAGAGATTCCCTCTCTACCAGACCCCGAAGGTCGTGGCGCGCGCGAGTGGTATGGATGTCGCGGTGATTCATCACCGGGAGCCAGATAGGGTGGAACAAATCCACCTGACTGCTCTAAAGGCACGGAAGGCTTATGAAGCCTTCCGTGGCGAGGGAGCCCAGCCCCTCCATGTGGCGTGGGGCGTTGCCGCCCATGCCCCGTGGACTCCCGAGCTTGAGACCATGCTTCGAGCCATCTGACCATCTGACCACTCGACCCCTCCGGGGGTCATTTCTTTGAGGCAAACCCTTGCTGGCTGTCTGAAGGGTTCAGATTAGCTGGGCGGACTTGCGGTTTGTCCTTTGGAGTTTGTCGTGAGCAAGGCCAGCGTTGTCCCTGTGATTTTCTTCGACAGCTGGGGCTGGGCGTACGCCACTTGTGAGGGGTCTCACCCCGACGCGTCGGCCTTTGGGCCGACGGGCATCGCTCGTCGAATGACCACCGAGGAGTTGTACGACATGGGGCTCTGGTCCGACATCCCGGACCTCCAGCAGTCCCCCTACAACTTCGCCTTCGAGGCAGACCGCCTCGAGGAAAAAGAAGAGGAGGGCGACTGGTCCATCCTCAAATCTTAACCAACAACCGGCTACTCGGAGCCGCAATCCGAGTCCCAAGCGGAGGACCTTGTCCGCTATAGAAATGCCAGGAACCAGCAACCTCACTACGATAAGTGGTGGGGTTGTTTCTTTCTATAAATAGTTGTGCCCTTAGGGAATATTGGTGGCGCGCCACTCGTTGCACATAACAAGGCCACGCCATTCTTCCTCCTTATCGGCACTTCTCTTGCCCTTTCAGGGACATGTTCCGCCCCTCGGGCTTAGGTGCTTTGGAGGTAAGCGATGATCGAGTGTCCGTGGTGCAAGGGGACTGACCGGCTGTGTCAGTCCGATCCAGGCATCGTGATGTGCCTGAACTGTTCAGATTCTTTCGAGGGGAGCCTGTCCCCAGAACAGGCGTTCGTGGTCCATCCCCCGGAGACGGTCACCGAGGATGCTGACATTCCTTGGTAGTGGCACGCCCCCTTCGGGGGTTTAGTTCATTGAGGGGTCCGCAGCCACCTCTCTGAAGGGCCTACAAATAGTAGGTCGCGAAGCTGCGGGTTCGGGGCACGCGCACCCGAACGTCAGGATGTGGTCGTGGCGCGACCGGCCAGGTATGTTGGTACGGGGTTCATCCTCCCGCTTTACACCAACGTATCGAAGAACTCCCCCCACGGCCGTGGGGGGAGTTTAGTTTCCCAATAAATAGTGACATGCCAAATCCTCTCCTCACTGGCATTCGCCCTTCGGGCTTGGGTTCGTTGGAGATTGAACTGGCGAGTTCAGTCTTCTGCAGAGACGCATTACCGCCTCCTCCTAAAGGAGGTAATGGTCTTAGAAGGTCGTGACACCAATCACGACTGGCGCTCTGCATAAGCACCACCTGAGGGCAACTCCCAGCCGGTGCGAACGCCTCCCTCTCCTGGCCTGGTAAGCTGGGGAAGGGTGAAATGTTCCTGGCCTGAGAAGCCAGGTCTGCAAGCCGAGCCCACTGGGTGAGGACGCTTGCATTGCCGCGCGACTGGGTGATGTTCTCTCGGTTTCGCAATCTCCAAGAGGCCCCCGCGAGGGGGCCTCTTGTTTCTTCAATAAATAGTTGCGCCAAACTTCCCCCTCTTCTAAGGGCCCAGGTTCAAGTTACCACGTCTATTCGTAGTAGTCCTTCATTGGCCCTTCGGGCCGTGCGTTCTATGGAGGATGCTCAACACAGCTCCATGGCTACTTAGCCCGGGGTCCGATGTACAGCCCCATCCTTAGTGGAGCGGTGTTGTGGCGTCCCCCTTCTCCTGTGCCTCTGGTCGTAGGCCCCCGGTGTTTCCGCCACCGGGGGCCTCCCATTGAGGTACGTTGCACACTCCAGGCTCTTCTGGTTTGTTGTGCCTTGTTGTATCTCCAGGTTTGACTGGACGGGCTCCGCTTTAGGCGGGGCCCTTTATAATCTATTGGTATGACTGGAGTGCCCTTAGGGGATAATGGGTGGCCGCCAAATAAATACTGAGCTCCGCCAAATCCCTTCTTATAGACAAAATGCCCTTCGGGCCTTCATTCGCTGGAGGTCAACATGCTCGTCACTGCAACGTCAGCAAGCATCGAAGGTGTGGCTTATGGCCACCCCGGTGTCTCTGGGTTCAACTGGCCCATCACAAACCCCGATCCCAGCCACACCGGGGTGCAAGTGCGGCGCCAATGGGCGCAACAAATGTATCAAGCCATCTACGAATGGTTTGTTACCTTCGGGGACTTCAACGGGGCGCAGGGGTACCCGGAGAAAATCCGAGCCATGTGCGAGAGTCAAAGAGAGATCGTAGATCATGAGCGGGACATCCAGAGCCTGCTTAACACGATGCCCTGGATCGAGAACAATGGTCGTGGGTTCGTCCCCAATCCCGGTTATGATTGCTAAGTCCACAGAGGGTCGTCACATAAGTGGCGGCCCTCTTTCTTTCCTAATAAATATCTCATCACCCGAATCCTCTCTAGGGGCCAACACGCTTCGCTTAGTTAGTTCTATGAACATTTATTGGGTCTATAGGCCCGTAGGAGCAAATATGAGCGCGACTTCTTTCAATGGCGGCCGTCACTTCACCAGCGATTCGGCACGGGGCGTTGGCCTGGCCACCTGGGCTCTCCAGGGCTTCAAGGCCCACACCGCCATGTACCACGCCTCCAAGTCCAAGAGAGACTTTGAGGCCTACATGCGGCGAGTCCTGCCCCAGGGGGCGTTCTTGGTGGACGCCCGATGGAGTGAGGAGAACGAAACCTTGGGCTTCGAGCTTGAGTGTGTCTTCAAGGATGCTCGGATTTGGGCGGACTTTGGGATCCGCCCAGACGGTCGGGAGATCAAGATCACTGGCTGGGAGGGGGACTTCGATCCCAACGCCACCAAGTGATCTACGGCCCCCGAAAGGGGGCCTTTGTTTCGGTCCCCCTTCGGGGGTCGGTTCTATGAGAGGGCTCCTTTCTGGAGTTCTACTAAACGAGTGCAGGAGACGACCGTTGATATGACTTCGAGGCAAAGGTTCCACTCCCGCCTCGCCCAAAAGGGATAAGTGAGCTTGATCACCTCACGAGGAACGTCGATAGTCAAGGATGAAACAAAGGCTCCCGCAAGGGGGCCTCTTGTTTCATAATAAATAAAGCGCCACCATATTCTTCCTTACCGGCCAATGGAGCTTCGCTCTTCTGTTCCAAGGAGGTGATTCCATGAAGTTCCGGACGTCAGGTTACCCCTACCACAAGGAAGTGACTGAAGCCTTGTCCACCTTGAACGTGGATGAGCTTTGGGACTTCTCCCAGCACGCCAAGGCGATCGTCCAAAAGATCGCCGGGGATGACTTGAACATCAAGGAGGTCTTGTTCCGCCCCTCGTTTGGCTGGGGGCGTTCCATCACCATCACGGGACATTACAAAGGTCCCGACCACCGCTTCGTCGCGCGCCTCTGGGATAACGAGGCCACCTACTTCTACGAGTACCAGCACGAAGCTGGTCTTGGTTGGCTGGGAGGAAGCTAATATGTTTGAGCAGTGGAAGGTAGCTTACAGGGACTTCAGTGACGAGGAGCAAGCCACTCCCAACTGGAGTGAAGAGTCTCCCGCTGAGGAGTGTGTCTTCGCACTGGGAGGACTGGAAGCTTGCAAGCTCCTTATCCCCAGGTACGTGGGAGAGTGGGCGATCTTGCGCCGGCACGAAGGCGGCTCCTGGCAATGCATGGAGTCTGTCGGGGGCGTGGAGGAAGAACTCTACATGCTCTTGATGGAGGACATGGAGAGCTTGGAAAGCTGACTTAAGGGCTGTCACCTGTAATGGGTGGCGGCCCTTATATTCCTTCTACAGTTCATTACAATCTTATTAGAGCTTACATAGAGTAATAAATGAATGTGCCTATAGAGGGAAAGTAGGCGCGCCCATACTCCCTTCTACGGGCCCTGGCGTGACTCCGCCAATATGACACTCCTTGGCCCTTCGGGCCTTTGTTTCTTCGGAGGATGAACTCCGCCTTCCAGACCTTCCATGAGTCGGTCCCGGGCATGTGATCCTTCCATAAGCTGAGGTCCCTTCACTCAAAAGGTGAGGGGACCTTTCACTCTCCAGGAGCAAGCAATGAACGAGAACAAGAAGCTCTCTCCAGAGGAAGAAGAGCTCCGGCAAACGATCATCGAAATGAGCGCGTTTGAAATCTTCCATCTGATCGCTCAGGTCAGCAAGTGGACTCATCTCGGGAAGAAGGAGAGAGCGCTCGATATCATCGAAATGGCAATCCGCGAACGGGCTCACATCCTGAAGGAGCGTGCCAAGGCTTCTCCTTCCGAAGAGATCCCGAAGCTTCTCCCCTTCACCTCGGAGTGGCAGTAGTAAGCCAGGCCCCTTAGGGGGCCTTTAGTTTCTCTCTATATATAGTGGCCGTTAGTAGTAGTAAGGGGTCGCGCCAAACATTCGTAAACTACGAATACTATATATAGAGAAGATGTCTTGTAATAAGTCGGCGGCAACCCAAATACCCCAAACAACATATAGAGATACATTACTCTATATAGCCAAAACACCAAATACCATATAGAGGAGAGGATTGGTTGGCTTGTGGAGTCATAGCTAATAGATAGAACACACCAAAAACCAGTGACCCCCCAGGGTCACGAGTGTGAACTACCCCTCTTGGAATGCACGGTTTGAATCCAACCCCGAGAAAAAAAAGAGTCGGTACCTCCGTACCTCGGGGGTCAGCAAAACGAGAATGACGTGATTTCGTTCCAATATATAGTCATGGCCCGTAAGAGTAGTGTGAGTTTGGCGGCAACCAATATTCATATAGACAATACATATAGAGAAGAGAACAAAGGAACCAATCCTATCCTAAGGGCAAGATACATATAGCAGCACAAGCCAACTGGTGAGAAGTGCGTGTAGCACGAGAGAGAATATGTTTATGTTTATTTATTGTTGGGATGGTACCAGGTATCACTACACCTCCAAGAGGTATCACTACACCTCCAAGAGGTATCAAGCCCACTCCAAGGAGTACCACTCCAGACAACTACATCCCAACTACTATACACATTCCATTGTCTCTTTGTTACTTATATGTTCTATATGGTTGGCCGTTAAGGAGAAAATATGGTGCCGCCACTTGTTACAAGAGAAGGGCATTGCTGCCCTTCGGGTTCTGTTCTTTGCTACCGTACAGCCTAAGGAGGCTACGTGGAAAAGTGGGAAGCACGGCAGTTCATCACTGCCATTGTCAGGGAATCTGATGACGATCAGGTAGTCGAGGATACTTACCAGGCCTTGTTGGCTGATGGAGAACCCGAAGTCATTGGTTCTCTCATTTACGAGTTGGTGTGCGCCGCTTGTTGTGCGTGGCACCAAGTTCCTAAGTGGAGGGAGCGACTTTCCGTTTACCTTTACGGGCCTGAATGGCTCGAGTATATCGATGCTGAACTTCAGCATCAGATTGAACTCCGTAAGAAACCTACTCCCCAAGAGGTGGAGTATGGGAAAACCTTTGACTCTCCATAAACGCAGTGCCCTTCGGGTTCTGTTCTCTGGTTCACCCCAACAAAGGAGCCACTACATGGACCAAACCCGAATCCAAAGACTGAAGGCACAAGCAGACGATGACATCGACAGTGCGTTGTGCTGGACACTCGTCGTCGGGTTCGCGCTAATGCTTGCCGCCACTATCAACAAAGCATGTAGCGAAGAACCAAAGCGTCACGACACAGCATCTCACCACCAATGATCATGCTCTGTCGCCAGTGCTATCTCCCAGCAGTTATTAGCGTCCCTTACATCGGCTACGTCTGTCTTTCGTGCTTCTGGAGGCAATGATGCGATACCTACAGTGTCCCAGGTGCGACGAGATCGATCTCGTCGTTGAGATGGATGGAGAAGGGACCTGCGCTGTTTGCCACACCACATTCGACGCACCCGACAATATCCCTGTCCCATGCTCATGCACAGAGTTCTGCATTTGCAATGAATGTATTGGCGCCAAACTCTACATGTATGAAAAAGGCGTCCCTCCAGAAGATATGGGTGCCCTTGATAAATGGGAAGCAGAAGAAGAACTGCGCCACATCAACAAGGACATCTAACGTATAGCCGCATTCCGCGGCTTCTATTACCTCCTTACGGGCACACCCCCTTCGGGGGTATGTTCTTTAGCACCTAACAAAAGGGCCTCCATGGAAAACCCAGCAAAGTTCCACCCCGTAATCCTATGGGGTGACATCAAAAGGGCGGAGAACAGTCTATTGCCCTTGCTTGAGCGGTATGGCAAGACAAAGCTGGTCTTCACCAGAGACCTCATAACGCTGGGCATGTACCTGAAGGCATTGGAGAAGCAAGTCGCCTATCCAAATGTCTTGGTCGTCACAGATGTGAGGATCGAAAAGGTCGGCGCCAACATTATTGACATCTCCTCATTCCCCGTTCTTATCGGCCCACTTGCCGGTAAGGAGTACGGCTATTACGATGGTGATTGGCACGCCTGTACAACCATCGGAGAGTTGAAAGACAAGGTACCGCGCAACGCGACTGCGCTGTGGACCCCACAAGGCACAACCTACAACTTCCCATCAGTGCTTGGTCATCACTTGTCCTGCAACGGCGAGTGTGAAGACAAATGCTGGTGGTAGACGATCAGGAGCTTAAATGAACTTTGACATCTTCACGCTGCTGTTCTGCGGCGCTGTGACCGTCACAACAGGAGCGAGTCTTATGCTCCACATCAATGACCAAGCGAACCACAAAAAGGGCCTTATGCTCTTCGCGGCGTTCACGATGGCTTGGTGGAACTTCAGCCTCTCTCTCGTCAACTACACCAAGGCAACAAAAGATACCATGGCTGAAGAGTCCGCGCCATGATTGATGGCGCTGCCCACTATCAGTAATCTCCAACCGGACCCCTTCGGGGGTCCTTTCTTTAGGAGGCATTCATGGAAAGCTTCAAATTCCCTATCATCACGTCAGCAATCCTTTGCCCCGTCGCGTATCTCGGAGCGGAACTGTTGGGCCACAGCCCCCTCTTCTGCTTGTTGACTACCTGCCACCTCTGGATGGGCATCTGGTCAATCCGAGTAGTCCAGGAACTGCCGCAAAAGTGGCAGTTCTGGACGCTCCTTCTCACCACCACCATCATTGGCCTGCTCCAGGGAGTGTCCGTAGAGTACGGATGGGCCGATGATATCAACAACTACATCTCCGGCGACTACCGGAACTTCAAATAGGAGGTTTCAATGAACTACAAACTGGAAATCAACGCCTCGTCAGAGTTCATCGGCAAGGTAGCTGTCTTCATTTGCATGGTGGCAGTCCTCTTCGGAGGGGACCTGTACTTCTACGAGGGGTACGAAGAGATCCGGATGCTCAACGCGTCCATCGCCATCCTGACCATGATGCCTCTGATCAGCAGCTGGAGCTTCTGGTCGTGCATCGGCTTCTCGTTCATTTACACCAGTTTCTACACGGGACTGGTGTCGTTCACGACTGAGTTTCTCTTCGCAGAGAAGTTGGTCGCCCTCTTCGGCCTCTGAGCCTGCTGGGGCCCTTCGGGCCTTCTGTTCTCTGGAGGTAAGGCTGTCCCACCGCCGATACGACGTGGCGCCCAATGTGGTAGCCTTACGCGGATCGTAGCAGGGTTCTACAGAACCGACAGCCCTACCTCCTTCCCCACAACGCCGCAGTATCGTGCTCCGGCGAAGCCCTTGCGCTCCACGACTAACCGCGCCGACGACACATCGCCAGTGTCTCGGGCAAAGCGCTAAGCAGCGCGCCGTCAGGAGGCGGTGACCATGATGCTGTAAACGTCATGACTTACCGTGAAGACTGATTAGGATCCGCTAAGAATCGCGGTGAAACTTCGGTCTGATAGAAAGAAAACAAACAAAAGAGCCCCGTCCAGCGAAAGCTGGGCGGGGTTTCTTTACCCCTGGACCTCGGAGAAACAATGGCAAAAGGTTGCTACATCCCCCTCTTGGCAATGGCTGCTTGTTGGCCTACTTGCGGGGCACAATGGCCGAGCTGGCAGACGATCCAGAAATATGGTCCTGTCGGTATGCCCCCTTCCAAAAACAAGAAGAAGAAGGGTAAGAGCGCCCGTAGAAGAAAATAAATGACTCTACCCATTCCACTAGAAGATGGCACAACACACATCAACATTTACACACGAGGACAGACTACGCTGGGGCGTTGGCTATCAAACCTCGCCAACGTAAAGGTCACTATTAACAACGTGACCTTCCGAAGCCTGGAAAACTATTGGTTCTGGCTTCAAGCAAACGAAGAAGCCAAACCATTCCTCGTTAGCTGTCCTCCATTCGACGCCAAAAACTACTTCAAACATCATCCCGAACACAGGATCCCCCAAGATCCTTCTTTCGAGGAAAACATCAAGCAGGCAATGAAGCACAAACTTCATCAGCATCCTGACATGGCCAAGGTGTTTGCGGCGTCCACCCTGCCATTCGCTCACTACTACCAATATGGCGGAAAACCTGTCCCCGCTGGCTACGATTGGATCGTAGAACATTGGGAGGAAACCAGGTCAAACCCAAAGTTCCAAGCATGGGTGAACTCCTACCAGTAGGCTTCGCCTCTGGTTTCCCTGGGAGGTAGGCTATGAACATGACCTACGCAGGGATCGGGAGTCGTGAAACTCCACCCGAGATCCTGGAACTAATGAAAAAGCTGGCCGAGAGGCTTGGTCAGCTTGGGTTCACCCTCAGATCGGGCGGAGCCAAAGGCGCAGATACAGCCTTCGAACGTGGAGCTCTCGGGAAGCATTCCGGCGAAATCTATTACGTCGATAGCTATGGATGCTTCGTCGGGTTCGACAAAGAGATGAACACATACAAACCGGCAGCTATCAACGCTGGTATGGAGTTGTTTCGGGAATACCACCCAGCGCCCTATAGGTGTAGTGATTACGCGGCCAAACTCCACTGCCGCAACGCCTTCATCCTCTTAGGGGCAGACCTACCTAACTCCCCTGATCCGGTAGACTTCATTATCTGCTGGACCAAAGACGGAGGAGCGACTGGTGGCACCGGCCAAGCATTGCGGATTGCCAATGCGTATCACATCCCAGTATTCAACTTGTTCTTCCCAGACGCTATCACACGCCTGGGCGAGTTCTTGAAGTCCAAGAAAATCCCTGGACTCAAGTGACTCTCAGGCCCCTTCGGGGGCCTTTAGTTCCTTAGGAGGTGCCTTTGCAGATTGACAGTCGCCGATGGGAGATCGAACTCCGCAAGTGGCATCCCCACGAAGCGGAGAAGGCCCCAGCGCTCTTAAAGACGGCCGCTCGTCTTCTTGCGGTCGCCACTACCAACCCGCGGCCAAAAACCGCCATAAGACCTTCCAGACTGTCAGAACGCATCAAACGAGCGCTCGCAGTGCTGGCCGGTAAGGAGTAGCCATGATTGTGGCAAAGGGGATCCTTCGCATCCAGCACGACAATGGCTCTGGGTGCATGTTCACAAGAGTAAGCGGGGCAAAGCTACCACCAGGCGACTACCTGATCCGGCTGCTCTTACCAGAAGAAAAGGGCAACTGGTTCGGGGTGCTCGGTGACCTTCACAGCATCAAAGAATGCGTGGTAGGCACGCCCAACGACCTCCTCTGCAGCGACTGGCAGCCGACAGAGAAGAGCGAGCTCAAGCTGCTCACGAGATGGGGTGATTGGTTCGTACACCCTGTAAGCCTCAAAAAGGAGTGAAAATGCCTCGTCCACGCAATGAACAAGGTGGCTTCTTCCGCAAGAAAAACGCCATTAGCCCCGGCAAAGTCGCCGGCCATCAGTTCGGCTGGTTCGTCCGCCAGCTACGAAGAGACTGGCTGGGCTTCCAGAAGAGCAAAAAGTGGAAGAGCTTCTGCCTCTTCTCCGAGACCAACGACATCAACTACGCTCTCGTAGAAGCCATCTACGCGGGTGGGGGTCGGCGCGCAGCCCAAGAGTTGTCCGACACCCTCCATTGGGAATAGCCACGATTAACCACGGTCCCCCGCAAGGGGGACCTTAGTTTCCTGGCCGCTTCGCGGTTCCGTTCACAAAGGAGGTCGAATGTCTGAAAAACGTGCAACCGAAGTCCGGTATTCCGCCAACGTTGAAGACGGCTATCCGGGTTTCTACCTCGTTGACGTGGTCACAGGTCAGCCAGTGACGGCTGTGGAGAACGTCAACATTGACCGTTCGAGAGTCGTACCGGGTGGGCTGCTCACATTCAGCAGCCTCGAACGCGCCAAGGAAATCTCCGCGGTCCGAGGTAGCCAAGGCCTCGACACCCAAACCAAGAAGCCTGATCCTCGTATCCACCCTCCGGGGTGTTACTGCCACTACTGTCTGTAGGAGCCAAGAATGGTGCTTCTCCTTCTTACCGGCCTCTTCTGTTGGGCCGCGTTCTTCTGGTGCAGCTTGGTCGGCTGCATCAAAAACCCCAACCTTCCCAACCTCATAGCTCTAATCGTGAGCACCATGTTCATGGTGCTCATCATGGCCGACTACTCCCCCAACGACATCTGCGAGGTGCTCAAATGAGACTTACCGACCTGATGCCCATTGGAAGCAACAAGGCCGGCTGCATCTGCTTCCAGGCCAAGCACCTTGAGAAAGACGGCACGGTCCGCACCGTCTGGTGGACGGATGAATATCCCGGCTACGGCGAGATTCGCCAAGTCTATATTCATTGGATCACGGAAGAGGCGTTCAATAACCCCGACCTGCCAGAAGTCTTTACTCGAGCCCTCGCAGAGGTCCTCGAAGAGATCCTGAGCAACCCTGAGACGGCCAAAAACGTCAAAAGAAACCAGTCGGCCCAGATGATCGAACGCGGTCTCACCGCGTTCGACTTGAAAACCGCCACAACCAAAAAAGACTACGTCAAAGCCCTCCGCGCCAAAAGCCGCCTGGGGAAGTGGCTGTAGATGCCCATTCAGAACAAGCTCGCAGCGTTGTCAGACGCTGTCGAGCAGGTCAGCAATCTTATTGATGAGAACGAGGCCCTTATCAGCGAAGTCCGCGAGCTTCGTGAACGGCTCAAAGACGCAGAAAAGCGCGCCTCTTTATACGAAACAGCCTACGACTCCCTGTCAGCACGCCTGCATCGAATGCTACTCGTGCCAGGGGTCGTAGAGGCCCTCAGAGCAGCAAATGCAGGCGACAGCAATGTGTCTTGACTCTCAGTTCAAGCAAACGCTGGCATTCCTCATTTCGGAGCCGATGGTCGGCTTCTACATCGTGGTGGCCCTTGGCTACGCGATGCTCCAGTACCTTGAACCTCAAAAGGTGACACGCAAATGACCACAACTTCTCTTGGCACCGAGATCTCCACGAAACGCGAGTGGAGCAACTGGCTGTTCATTCCCGGCCTGGACGGCAACCCGTTCAAGGCCGAGTGCCGAAGAGCCGCACTCCCCGGGCAAATCGCCAAAGCCGACTGCGGCGCTGAGATCGAAGTGGTCGAGGAGAAATGCCTCAACTGGTTCGCCGACGACCCCCGACTTGATCGGCCTCATACTCACGGGTTTCCGTTCATCTCGTTCATTCTGGCAGGCGAAATCAGCGAGAAGCGTTGGCGCCGCCAAAAATGCAACGGTGAGTACATCTACCGAGGGACCTTTACATGGAAGGCCGGGCAAGCCTATTACTGCGCAGAGGACATTGCGCACTCGGTATTTAGTGTCGCGCCTGGCACCAAGACCCACATGTTCCTCGGCAAGCATGTTGCGGGGCCCAAGGATTGGGGGCACCTGACCCTGTCCAGAAATGGGCTGACCGGCATCTACCAACCCAATGAGGTAGATCCCGAGTTCTTGGCTCGGTTCAAGAACCTCAACCTACGACCAACGTGACCACAAGGGCGACGTCCATTAGGGCGTCGCCCTTTGTTTCCTTAGGAGGTCTCTATGCCAATCGATTTCGCTCAACGTAACCGCGAGAACAAGTTTCAGAAGTCTATCATGGAGATTCACCCTAACTACCTCTTCGAAGAAGAAGCCCTGCGGCTGGAAGAAGAGGCAGAGCAAATCTCCATGGCCACGGCCCCCACTTTCCTTGGGAGGTTCGGGATGGCCTGTTACGGAGAGCACTATGGAAGGGGACGTAAACTTCCTCCCGCCCACAAAGCCATTGCCGTTAGGATGATGGCCCTGTTCCCTGAGCAACGCTTCAACTGCGCGTTCATTCAGCGGTACTGGGACCAAGACGAAGTGAAGAGTCACCGCGACCCAATGAACAACACCGGGCGGACGCTCATACTCACCTATGGGCCGTTCGAATACTACTACTTTCACTGCCTAGGCGTACGAGACGTCAAACCCAACACTCTGCTGGTGCTTCCATGCACCATGGAGTTCGAAGGCAAACTACTCCAAGGGCCGTCCCACTCATGCTCTGCGCCTGTCGGGCGGAGATACTCCCTAATCCTCAACACCATCGAACGGTAGAGATGCGTTGGTAGTGGGTCTCTGGGGCCCTTCGGGCCTTCTGTTCTTTGGGGGTTGTAGTCAATGTCGGCTGCGCCCTCAAACACCACCCAAGTGTGTTACTTGGGCTTCTAAGCTTGCGCTAATAACTCCAGTGCAAGTCAGAAGGGTTGCCGGTCCTAAACCGGATGGTGGAGGGCGGCGGCTCAAACCGTTGCCCCCAAGCCCGTGTGTCCGTGGCTTTGTTACGGCACAATCTTATGGGGTCGAACTGGTTTAGACGCTGCAGAGTCAGGCTATGTATTGCGTGGCCCAGAGCATGTCTGGGTTATCAACATGTAACGTGAAAGTGCCAACAACACTGATCACTTCGCTGCCGCTGCCTAAACAGTAGCTCAGCAGAACGTCCGGGTCCCACTACTGGATCCGGTGTATGGGGGACCACTTCATAGTGGTAAGGTCACCCATGCAAGTCACCACCACTCTCGCACTACGGGCATTGTCCTACCGTAGCCGTGAGTACCAAAAGACACGAATGGTTCACGAAAGAACCAATCTGCCCCTAAGAAAGCAGAACTTCGCTGGCAAGTATAGCCAGACACCCACGTAGAGATGCACATCCGTCTGTGGCGGACCCGGGTTCGACTCCCGGCGACTCCACTCTTTCAAACGATGTTCCCAAGTGCGCATGGCAAACGCACTTTCACCGCAAGTACTTCGGGGCAAGCCAAAGCCCCTACGGAGCATAGAATGACCTCGACCAAGCCCAGCACCCGTCCCTCGAAGAAGCTGGCCCTGATGGCCAACCTGACCCCGATCCTCCTCACGCTCAGCGCTCGGACGGAGCAGATCAACGGGCCCATCAAGGCGGGCAAAGCCAGCATCAACGCCGAGATCGCACACAACCGCGCCCAGATCGAGGCGGCCGAAGAGCGCCGCGCCGCGGCCAAGGAGCGCAACGACAAGGCCTTCGGCACCCTCCGGGCCGAGACCGCCTCCCTCAAGAAGAGCCTGAGCGAGGCCTCCGAGGGCCGGACCGCCGAGCAGATCGTGACGGCAAAGAGCTTCGCCGCCCAGCTCGAGGCCGTCAACAAGAAGTGGGACGATCTCGTCGCCTCCAGCCGGCAGGAGATGTTCGACATCTCCCGGAACATCCGGCACCACCACAGCGCCATCCGGGCGCTGAACGGGCTCATGGAGGGCATCGCCTTCGGTGAGCAGTACGAAGAGGGCCCCTCCAGCGCCGCGGTCGAGATCGTCCGCAAGGCGGTGTTCGAAGCCAACGGGCGGGTGCTTCGAACCCTGACCAGCGCCTCCCACGGTGGCTGCGGCATGCCGCGGCGTGAGGACGGTACCTTCGGGGGCCTCGCGGCCTTCGTCAGCAACGGCAGCATCGTCAAGCTCGAGACCGCTGAGCGGGCCGAGCTCATGAACGTCGTCGGGACCCTCAAGGCGATCGGCTGCGTGTTCAAGGGTGAGGACCGCGCGCCCATCTGGGCCGTCCTGGAGGCTGCGTACAGCAGCGACCGGGCCACGGCGCAGGTCGAAGCCGCCGCCAACACGGTGGCCTCTTGATGAACGCCCAGAGCCTGGAGGGCGACCTTATCGCCCTCAACCCGTTCAGCTTGGCTCTGGGCAAGGTGATCGGAGGCATGGCTCTCATCGGCCTCGTCCTCTGGTTCTTCGGCGCCGAGCAGGTTGGGACGCTCTTGCTCTACATCCTCTTCCCCATCCTCATGGTGGTGGCGGGTGTCGCCCTCTTTGGGGGCGGCTCCGCTGAGATGTGGAGCATGTCGGCCCTCAGGGAAGGCTTCAAGCAAGGCGTCAAAGACGCCCGAGCAAGGCCCCAAGAGCCCAGCTACGAGTACGAGCACTGACTCCCTGACGCCCCTCCACTCACAGTGGGGGGGCGTTGTTTCTGGGGCCCTTCGGGCCTTGTCTTCAGTGAGGGCATTCAGCTCTCTTGCAGCCGGTTTCGGCCAACCCAATGCGCCCCTGAGAGGGCAATGGAAAGAAGATGGACGTCCTCAAGATCGCCAACCTCATCAAGAACTTCACCGTGTCCCTGGACGGCAAGCCCCACAAGCTGGGAGAGTTCGTGAGGGTCCAGGCCCCCAGCACGAACAACAACGGTCGCGGGGCCGCCTCGGCCCCCACCCTCGTGTTCGACCCCGAGGCGCTGGAGCGCATCCTGAGCCGGCCCGCTGCCGTCTCCATCCGGACCTACCTCGCCGGGTGCGTCAGCGAGGCCTGCATCGCGGCCTTCGGCCGTCGCACGTCGGAAGACGGCAAGCTGATCTTCTTCAACAGTGCCCTCGGGCGGTACATGGAGAAGGACGGCAAGATGGTCGAAGTCCGGGCCGACGACCGAGTGCCCCCGGGCGGGGCGATGTACTACCAGCCGACCTCGAACAACCTGATCGGTTGGGTCAACGGGGCCGGCCGCACCCCCGAGGCCACCAAGGCCTTCGTCGAGGCCCTGGGGTACTACCAGAAGGAGCAGGCCGCCGCCCCCCAAGCGGCCGCCATCAAACCCGAGGCTCTCGACATCGAGGCCTTCGCCGCCTGGGCCCTGGAGCAGACCAACGAGCCGGCGGTCATTGATCTGCTCGACTCGCTCGAGAGCGCCAAGCTGACCGCGCGGATCGCCATCAAGCGGGAGATCAAGAATCCGACCAGCATCAAGAACCAGAGCAAGACCGAGACTCCGGCCGAGCCCGTGGTCGAGAAGAACGAGGTCTCCACTGCGAGCGAGCCCGCTCCGGTTCCGACCGTCGACGAAATCCCCTTCTAAGGGGTAGCCCCACCTACTTCACCGTAGGTGGGGCTTAGTTTCATGGTCATACTCAAAGCATTCCTCGTCTTTCTCGTCTTCCTTTCAATCTTCTCCATAGTAGGAGCCGTCAAAGTCATACACTGGATCGGATACCCCCCTCCAAAGACGCAAGCCCCTAAGAAGATGGCGCCACTGTCTTTCCAACGGCCAAAACCCAAGCCACAACCAAAGCAAACTGGCATCAGGTACATACGCGTCAAACAAGAAGAGTCTCATTGGCTCAGGTTCTTCTTGCAATGCTGGGTAACAATACCAGCGTTGATAACAATCTGCCAGGTATTCTTGTACACCATATGGAGAATAGCACATGTACTGTATTGAAATGACAGAGGGGGTCTACCAAGGCCCAGATGATCTCTCCCAGGCAGAGTTAGACTCGCTGGGAGACGCCCTATATTACTGCACAGACCGAAATGGTCTGCCCCATGAAATCCTGAAGGTAAGCGCTACGGCAGACGTAGCCATCTCAAACTTCATGGAAAAATGGGGAGACAACCCACTCATTACGGCTGACCTAATGAGTCAGCTATTGGCGGTGTAAGAAAGGGGCCGCAAGGCCCCCAACACCCCACCTATTGCAAACGGGGCGCGAACAAAGCGCCAGGGAGAGAGTTTGACTAGAGGCAAAAAAGCTGCCAAAAGAGAATCATATTGAGGCGCAGCTATGGCGACGACTACTATCGGTTGCCCTACCGTGAACAGCTAGCGCAAAATGGAAACAACAATCCTATGAATTGCCTGCTCCCAGGGGCACTAATCAAACAACATACGCAAATCCCAAAATTCTATAGAGTCGTCCATAATCCAGAACCAAATAAAGTGTGGCTGGAGCTGCCTGCCAATCCATTCGTATTTCTTGCTCTTACCTCTGAAGAGCTAAGATCTTCGCAATTCTCTGTCATATCAAACAATTACCCACAAGCAGGTTGGCCTGATTCGTCAGGTGTAAACAATCGTGTGCATTACAAACGCAGATTTGAATGGGATGATGCTCATATTTGGGGCACTTCCGTAATCGTAGAAGGTACAGAGTGTCTCGTTTCATTTATGAGAGGAACAATAACTCATAAATGGCCATATAAAATGTTCCAAGAGAACTACAAACCCATTGTCTAACAATTCAACAATAAAGCCGCTCCACAACGCCTTATTGCAATCAAAGACAGACCCATCAGTATTTCGCCGAGTAACTTCATGGCGAGAGGACTATGGAAACTATTATATCGAAGATCCAACAGTACTAGATCTCAATGTCTCCGAAGGCATCTATCTTACCGAAATGCTACGCAAATACAAAATCCTATTCAATGGAATCAAAATAGGAGACTACGATTCCAAAATCGTAAAAGGTGATGTATGGCAACGGTCATTCTCTTGGG